ATGTACAGTGCCTTAACGTCAAGGGCCACACGGCACACGGTGGGCACATAGTTCTTTGTAAACTTCATAAACTGCACACTGCTCGCCGTGACAAACCCCTCAACCATGAACAAAGAAGAGAACACGATGCGGATAGGTAATGGGCTTAAGAACGCAGAGTTGCCATAGTTAACTGATGCGTCTTTTTCAAAGGATGCAGCGTCAAATTCAGTAGCAGAAGCACCTCCAGTCCTAGAGTTGTAAGAAGTTACTGCTTTGTCTACGTAGTTCCAATAGTCTTTTAAGAACGATGTCATATCCGGAGTAATAGACTGCCCAATAATTGAGTCTAAGACATAGAGGTCAGCAAGTACACCTAGGTCAGAAACGTTTGATTGTTGCCAGTTGGCGCCATAGTTATCAAGGGACCCTGACAAGGTGGCTCCTGTAACTAGGTTTCCATCATTGTCACGGTATTCCGACATGACAACCTCTGCCTGCCTGTCAAACAACAATTCAAAACTAAACTGAGCATTACCGTTGATTGGTTGAAACATCTGAGCAGGGTCTTGAAGCAGTGGCATCATAGTTTCACCGTTCATTGCCACGCTACGGTCTATGGTTGCAGGGTTAAACTGAAAGAAAAGACGACGTTGTTTTACTTTTGCTGCCGATGGGTTAGATGTCCCACCAAGTACGGCAGGATAGATGCCACGAATAAACCCTCGTTGGAACCGTGTGTCAACTGTATACCGTTTATTTGAGTTACCTGTAATAGGGTTATAGATGTCAGGTACACGAGAATCCGGATATATGAAGTTAGGGTTATCGTCTACAGTACGTTTAAGGTCTTTAGTAGGACCTTCGTAGTTTGTAAAGTTTTCAAATTGGTTTGTTGCGTAACCCATTATGTAGTCCTTAGCATAGTTAGGCGAATTTCACGTTCCATTAAAGTGGCTACATCTCGTGCAAGTTTTGGAAGATCATATGTTCCACCGGCTCCACCTTGTAAAGAAATGTTAGGCGCAACAGTAATATTATAAGAGGCTCCACCAACCATAGTGGTTCCACCACCCATAGCCATTGGAGCGCCTGCTCCAGCACTATTTACTTTTACAGGGTCACCTGTTGTGCTATACCCTGCCGATTTTACGTATTTAGCAGCAGCGGCTGAGTTTGTATGTGCAGATGAATCCATGCCCTTATACTCACCCCAAGCATGGAATGACTTATTACTTGATTTGTAGATAGCGTAAGCAGCACGAGCGTTTACGTTAGGGTCAAGCAATTCTTCATCGGACTTAATGCCAAACTGCTTACGACGTGCAGGTCCTAAGTTTCCAATCATGTTGATCTGCATTAAACCAAAAGACTTATCTTTTGTTGTAACGTCAGGGTTATAGGCTCCTGTGTTGAACCTAGACTCACGTTGTGCAATGGCAACTGCTTTTACAAGATCAGCCCCACGGAATCCTGCGTTATAAAAGATTCGGGCAACTTCAATGCCGCCCAATGTTTTGCCTTTTGTGGAACCAGTACCGGCCTTACCACCACGTGTAGAGCCTTTTCCACTTCCAGATGATGTTCCAAAGGCAGTAACATGTCCACTTGTACTTAAAATCTCACTCATGCCCATTCCAGACCATTTAAAGCCACCACTGCTTCCACCTGCACCGGGGGCAGATTCAGAAAGTGTAGATGCGGCTCCTCCAATAATGACGGAGTTAGGGTCAAACTTCTCACCCATAGTTCCCCAAGGGGAGCCATTGGCTTCATACTCACGCCGACTTCCCGGAAGTTCTATAGGCTGAACGTGCCATGGCTCGTTGTTTACATCTGCAAAGTGGCGAAGTCCAAACCGTTCAGCGTTTTCTACAATCCAAGGGAATTCAGATTCTGGTCCTAAGTCTGCTGCAAGTCCAATTTCGTGCATAGACATTCCCGGAGGAGCAGCAGCAGCACCCTTAACGTGCTTCCAATAAGTACCGTTCCACTTTAAATCTGTCTGTTGATTAGTAGGTTTATAACGGTCAAGGAACATTGCTTTTTGTTGGGCAGATGAACGAAGCCCGTTACCAATATAAAGGCGAGGGTTTTCTTCTAGCATTGCCTGCACCTTTTGTGCAAAGCGAGAGTTCAGTTGGCTGAGTGCTCCTGCACTTTTTTTGACGTTAGATGCTTGTGAACCTGACGTAGTTACCTTGGAGTTATTAGGTCCACCCTTACCTCCACCTTCAGGAGGTCCGTCACCGCTTGCCATGAGTGATGCACCACCAACACCTAGTGCTAAAGAAGCACCACCAGTGGGAGCGGCACCTAGCGCAGCAGCAGCCATCATACCTGCGCCAGCAATCTTCTTACCCCACTTGGTAACACTGCCCAAGAAACTACGCCCCGGTTTAGTGGCAATGTTTGCACCAATTAAACCAGAAGTAAGTTCTTCTATTTTAGTTGTCAGTTTTTCAATGGCTTGAGTATTACGTTCAGCAGCAGCAAAGTTATCATTTTGACGCTTGTAGAAGTTTTCTTCACGACCAACTTTTACACGTTCTGTTTCTTCAAATTGTGTAGCGTATTGGTTTTTTTCAACACCCATAAAAGAACGTTGTTCTTTGTTACCCGGGTCATAGAACCCTTTGCCACCCTTTTTTTGGTAGGCAACGTTTTGCTGTGCATATTGGAGAATTGAATCAATCTGGTCTTCAGGTACTCCTGATTGACGCAAACGTTCACGGGTCATAGAACCTTGTTGGAACGCTCCCTTTAACATCTTGTCATTAGTTAAACCAGTACGTTTAATAACGTCTTGGTAAACTTCCTGTTGGGTACGTTGCTTACCACCAACCCCATACATGCCTGTGCCAAGCATCATGAACATTTGGTTGCTGGATTGCGCTGATCCCAATGCTCGTGTTTGTGCGGCTATGTCAGCGGTGCTGTATTGAAACCCAGAGGATGCTCGCATAGCCTCAACAGAACCTGCTTGACGTTGGGCATTTAGACCAGTAGTAGCCTGAAGATTAAGGAGTTCATTAATACCACCCATACCAAGTTTGTACTTTTGAAGTGGCTCTCGGTACGTTTTGTATGTTTGGTTTTGAGACAAACCAGACATCTGCTGGTACATCATGTTCATGCGGTCAGCACTAAGGCTATAAGAAGCCCCACGTGCAGCACGCTCATCCATTGCGTTTATAGCGGAGCCTGCTAGGTCTTTAATAGCACCCCATGCTGCACCAGCCATTTGACCTTTAGTAGGAGGAAGTGCTTCGCCACCGCCCCCGCCACCGCCTTGGTAAACGTTTACAGTTTTGTTAGACGTGTAACTGTTGCCAGAGTTTACGTTGGTAGCAGACCCCGCATCGGGGAAGTAACTTCCACCACCGGCTCCACCTTTAGAAGCAGCAGACATGCCCTTAGCAACTTTGTTAAGTTCAGATGCCCATTTCTTGGTGCCTTCAATAAGTTTAGGAAGGTCTGCCTGAAACTTTGTTACAAAAGTATTTAACTTTTTAAACTCAGCGTTAAGTTCTTTAAAAGCAGAAGAGTCAATAGCAGTGCGTGAGTTTACGTTGACCGTGCCAATACCCGGCGACTTACCTACAGCAGCGGTTGCACCGGGGTCCATTGGACTCCCGCCTACTTGCTTTTCGTTTTCAGCCATAACTAACCTCTACTGTTTGCTCGCCAATGAGCCATTGAATGCCAATATGCCCTTTGTCTAACGGACATGTTTTTCAAGTCGTTAAACCCAAAACCTTTATATATGGAAGCAATTGATTCGTATTCCCAGTAGGTAACTTGTAAATTAACCGAATAAAAGTGAAACCCAGTCCATCAAGATCAATAAGTCTCCGTCACATTTGGCGCACTGAGTTTTCACCTCTTCCATTTTTGGACCCGGTGTGTCAGTGGTTAGCGCCTTTACCAACTTGTTTCTGTCGCCTAAATTCAACTTCTTTGCCCATGCTTCCGTATTATCTGGAGGGCTACCGTTCCAAGTGGAACAGCGTGACAACATAAGCGTATTTTGTTCTGCCGTGGTTTTAGCCTTTTTTGCAACGTACAAACTATCCGCACCTGTCGGATAGTTTAATTTTACCACTGACCCATCCTTGAGTGTTACCTCAATGGGGGTGCGTAAATCACGCTTAGGTGGCTCTACTTTAAAGTCATCATCTAGATTAAGGGTTACAAAGTTTGTAGCATTGCAGTTTCCGCAACTTACTTCTAAGTCACGCATTCTGCCGTAGGTGGCTTTTACCGTGCCAATGAAAAGCATGTCACGGTCCCCAATCATAAGGTTGTCAATCAACCCGGGGTTCTCAGATACCTTTAAGTTGCCAATGCTTTGAACAGACCGTTCCAAAAGGATGGACATGTGCTCGGCGTATGACAATTCTTTCTTAGAGGATGCTGAAGCAACAACCTCTTCGTCTTCTCCAGTAAGTTCCCGGATTGAAGCATTGGTTTGCCATGCCCCTTCTACAGGGTCAAAAACACCCCTAAGCAACTCTACTGAGGTGTTAGGGGCATCATTGATGCGTGGGGCTGGGTCGGCAATAGCAGCGTTAGCCGCATTTGTATCTGACATGTTGTACTCCTAATTGTTTAATTATTTATTTAGCGGATGGTAATGCGGCGATGTCTTCTGGAGTCCAAGCCAGAATCCAACCCTCATTGTGCAACACCAATTCTTGGATCATGATGTTGTTATCACCTGCGTTAAGACCACCCATTGCGTATGCGCCGGGCCAGCAGTTGAAGATTTTCATACCAAGTTTTGGTGTGCCTGAGAAAGTAGTTTTACTTCCTGCCTCTACGCTGTCTGTATAAGAAGCGTTTGAGTGTGGGTGGTCATATACACGAACTACAACGTCACAACGGTAGTCAGAGCCACCGGTGCTACCGGGAACGCCGCTCTGCCAGTTGTGAATAAAGCGTTGCCACTTCCACAGTTGGTCTTGTTTTTCAATGACACCACGTGAGAATGTCACGGGATCAAAGTCAGACTGTCCAACCATTTTGTGTGGGTGCGTATTCATTCCACCTTCACGGTAAGGAATCATTTCGTTACGTACCGACAAACCTGACATGGCAGCAAATCCAAGTTTGTTGATGCCTTGAGCAAATTCGCCAAGTCCAATGGTGCTTGGAGCACCTTCATTATTTTGATTTAGCGGGATAAACGAAACTTCAAACTTAAAGTTACGAATTGGGTCAGTTCTTACAATTGGCATGTATTACTCCTTAAAAGGTTTCTTTGACTTGGTTACCGCCAACAAACTGTGTGACGGAGATGACGATAAATTCAGCAGGTGCCTGAAGTGCAACGCCAATTTCTACGTGAACTTCACCAACTTCCATAGTGCCGTTTGTGTTGTTCGTGCTGTCACATGTGATGTAATAGGCTTCAGCCGCACTACGCCCCTTCAAGCCACCCTGTGCCCAGAAGTTTGAAAGGAAGTTTGCAAGACGGGCTGAGATGTCAGACCACAAACGCTCACCGTTTGGCTCAAATACTGCAAATTGAGTTAATGCTTCCGCATTAGACTTAATGTAATTAAGGCTACGACGAACAGGTACATACTTTGTAATATCAGTCTTCTTAAGGGTGCGAGCACCATTTACAATAACGCCAGCGCCGGGAACACCCTTAAGGGTGTTGATATTGGAACTGTACAACGTGCCAATTTCTGCTTCGGTGAATGAGTTCACAAGACCAAAACAGTTACGCACATCGTATGAATAACCAGCAGGTGCCTTAGCAACTCCACGCTCTGTGTCTACACGAGTGTAAAGACCAGCAAGTGCACCACCGGGGTAGGTGTCACGAAGTGCAGCAGTTCCTGATGTTGCAGGGTTTGACATCTTCAGCATTGGGTAATACACAGCGGCGTAAGATGAAACTGTGTAACCGGCAACGGCACTTAAAGCGCCTGCGCTAGTTGTAGCAGTTGCTAATGGATCAATAATTAAGAACGAGTTGCCACGTCCTTCAACATACGCAATTGCACCGTTGATAATCGTAGAGTTTGACTTACCTACAAGGTTGAAAAGGAGTTGACCCTGTACGGAATCAAAACCAGACAATGCGCTGGACCACGCAGTTTGCGTAGCACCGGCGGTGTCGTCAGTCAAAGCAGCACCGGCAGCACCGGCGGTCAAAGTAGCGGTAGCACTAGTTACTGTGTAACTAGCACCAGCAAGGGAGGCTACGTTGAAAGTTCGGACATATGTAGAGTACGTATTGATAACGTTGTTAACAAAACGATTATTGTCAGGATCAAGACTAAGTTCACTCCAACGTTCTACTTCAGTACCACTGTTTTTAACAACAATATTAAAAGTAGGTGTTGAACCTGTAACTAATCCACTTGAGATTTCGCTGGTTAAAGAGTTACCCCATGTACCAACGTTTGCTGCACGAACAGAAAACACAGTTCCAGAACTGTTACTGAAGGTTCCCGCAACGGTTGCTGCTGCGCTAGAAGCACCTGCACCTGCAACACGTGCAACATAGGCAGTACGCCCACCATTTGCAAAGTAGTGGTAAACGGCATAACCTAAATCATATGAACTTGAAAGGTCACCAAAAAGTGATTTATAAGTACCCCAAGAATCAACAAGGGTTGGTGTAGTTGGTCCACGGGAAGACGTGCCTAAAAAGGCAGTAGCAGTGGTGGTAGGACCGGTCACTACGGCGGTAGCAAAAGGTCCTTCGGTTACGTAAACACCGGGTGAGGTGTAAGCCATTATAAACTCCTAAATATGTGGGTAGACAGAGAAAACATTTAAAACCTTAGTACTCAATATTAGCGATTACTTTAGATACCTGCTTGGTTCCATATACATCAGTGGATGGCAACTCTGCCCCCATCTGCAACGTGTAGATTTTGCGGAAAATGCGCTTGCGGTATCCTGCTTCGGCATCCAGTAGGTCAGCCGTAGTCCAGTCCAAAAGTTCCAAACGACGGTCTGTGTTATCAGCGTCCACATGGATTGACCCCCGCCTAAACGGGAAAACCTTACGGAGCATCAAAGATGTCATTTGGCGGTCATGTAGAGCAGTACGGGTGTAGGTAGAAATCTGGTAAACAAGGTCTATAGGGACAAACTCGTTGGTAGACAAGATGGGGAAACTGTTTTTATTGGCAAACTGAGAGAAGTTAGAGGATTCACTAGGCCAATACGTAAGGGCATTGGGTGCTTTTTGCCAGTTAGCAGGAGCAGACGCACCACCCGCTGTGTTGTAATAATTTAATTCTGACTCCGAGTGCTGCCTATTGCGGGCATGGATAAGGTCAATCATTTCAATTGTAATGAACGGGTAGTGGCGTTCGGTTTCACCCTCTGGGTACCGAAAGAACACTTGAACGTCACGTGAGGCATCACGATCATCAGTCACAGTTAAACCCGTTAAACGCTTTTTAATAGCCTCGTCTTCGGCAAGAAGGAATCCAATCTTAGCCATTAAAGACCGCCCGACAGTCCGGTACGCAGAGTTTGGTTAATGTCAGTAGACATATCATGTTGGCTACCGATAGCACTTGTACGAAGTAGTGGATCAGGTGGGTTAGTACCATCACCGTATTCAAGGGTCATTGCGTGAGACTGGGTGGATTCATCGCCCTCAATAGAATAAGAAAACTGCCGACCCTCATGGTCATATGCAACTTTTATTTTATCGGATATATCTTTCCATCCTGATTCCCGTGTATTGGCTTCTTTTTGAACACGGGCTTGTTCAGCCTTAGCGTTATCTTTAAACGCTTGCATAAGGATTTCGTCGTACTTTGACAGGATGTTTTGGGCGTAATCAATGACCCCAAATGACTTCGTAAATACGCCTTTAGAACTCGTGGATGTATAAGAAGAAGAAGAGCCAGTCATGGCACACTCCAGAGTTCTAGGCGTTGGACCTCCTAGCGCACGCTAAGATTACTTTTAGTTTATCAGGTATTGCCTAGGGTTGAAGGCCAAGGAAGGTTTTTCACAGTCATTGGCGCTGGTCCTGTATCAAAAGGAAACTCTTGGTCAATGTAAAGTTCCAAGCCTTCAACAACTACCAGTACGTCATCACGAGCACGCCCACGAACTTTGTAAGACTGTACCGCCATGTATCTACCGTCGTACATAAAGATGTCGTTGAGATGGGCTTGGTATTCAAACGGAGACTGTACCCCTGCTACTCGCATGTCTTCAATGGACGCTACAAGGTTTACAAGTTGTACAGGTTGGCGACCTTCAGGGATGGCTCGCTTTGTATCTTCTGATTCGGTAATAAGAAGAACGGGAATTGTTATTCCTGTTTTATATTTACGACCACCTGTGCCAACGTTGCCTTCGTCATAGACATCATCGTAGGTAGAGCCTGCACTAGCAGCAGCGGCAAAAGGTGAATATTCAAACCACACAACCGTTTCCCCAACCTTGCGGTGGTATTCACGGTACTGCTTGCGGATTAACCCTAGTTCTCTACGAGCATCCATTAGTAGAACGCATTGCTAGTGACCCCAGTTTCGGGGTCCATGTCAATAAATACGTCGGTACGCAAGTCTTCTTCAGTTTCAATAAGGATATGACCTTCAGACTCTTCAGCAAAAATACGCTCAATTGGTCCGTAGTCCCCAATTTCCTTGGACTTGTAAAGGGGCACAAGGCGGTTAGTAGTACGGGACATCCGACGAAGACTCAATTGTTCAATGCGTTCAGGACCAATATTCAAGTTATTAGCGTGTTTACGGTATTCAACTTCCCAGTGTTGGCACAAACTTTGAAGCATCCGAAACCGCTGGGAGCCGGGGATATGGACAGATTCAGAAGTCATTACGTCAATGTCACGTGCATACTCCGTCATTAGGGCCTGTAGAGCCTCTAGAAGCGCTCCAAGACCCACAACGTTTAATACCGCCGGAGTAGCATTTTCTAATGGTGTGCGGATTGTGGGCAGGTGGTAGTTAATAGAATGTTGTGCGTAGTATTGAAGGTCCTCTGGAAGAATCCATTCGTAGTAATAACCTTCAACCAAAAGTTGAGTATTAGCCGCTGGAGTGTTAGTTAACCGCAACACACCATTTCGGTGATCCAGTGTGTAGGCAGAAGAAGTTAGAGGAGTTGCACTACCACCCACAGTTGTGGCAATCCATACAGTTGTAGGGTCAATGTTAGGCTGACCTACTTCAAAAGTGCGCCCAACAGCATCAAAAGAAACCTGAAAGAATTTAGGGAAGTCACGCAAATAGTTACGTGCAAGTTGGACTGTGTGCTCTAAAGGTGTTAAAGCCATTATTGATCTCCTGATCCAACTCCGGGAACGGTATCCAGTAACGCCTGATTTAACTGTGGCTGTGTCTCACGATGGCGTGGAGTCATAACACTACGCACCCTTGTGGTGTCAGTAACAGTGCCCGTAGGCTCAGGAATAAGACGGTCTGTCATCTAATTAAGAGAACGCAACCCAGTTACAACGAAGGGCACCACTAGTCCAGTTAATAACTTTTACGTAAAGGTAAGTAGTATCTGTTGAATGTATAGAAAACACATGGTTATTGCCATAACTATTACCATCTCCGTTACAAACAATTGATGTAGAAGGGGTAACCCCCAATCCATGAGGCACAGCAAAAAGACCGCCACCCGTTGTACCATAAAGATAGGCTTCTCCAGCACCGGGAGAACTTCTAGCAACAATGGTTCCCTTAGTCATAGTAGTTAAATTGGTGGCGTTGGTGGCGTTGGTGGCGTTGGTGGCAAAAGCAACGTTAAAGAGGCTTGGGTTGTACACGTAATGGTTTGTACCGTCATTACTTCCCCATAACCAATTAGGTTGACCACCTTGACCGTTCCAGTTAAAGGTCATTGCAGGACCAGACCCACTTTGCAATAAACTAGATGCGCTAATACTGCCTAAAGACAAAGTAACGTTTGCTGATCCGTTAAGAGAAACAGAGCCTGATGCGTTCCCACTTACAGTAATTGTTCTGGCACTAGCCCAACTTCCTGCTGTACCAGAAACGTTACCCGTCACGTTACCAGTGAGGTTACCAATAACGTTTCCTGTAAGAGTTCCCGTTACGTTTGCAATAACAGTTGAGGCGGTAATAGTTCCTGCTGCAAAGTTTCCACTGCCGTCACGACGCACAAGGGTGTTAGCAACTAGTAAATCAGTTTCAGGAACGGTGTATTCAGCAAGGTTTTCCCATAGCGCAGCAGCAGTCTTAAGCCATACTTGGGATTGACCACTGTTAGAAGAGATAGCGGTATTAACATAAGTATCACCGATTGTCCCTAAAGAGTTGGAAGGGGTTCCCGAACCGGTGCGTTTTGTATTGCTGGGCTGAGTAATGCTCTTGTCAATAATACGGGTAGACGTAACAACATCTGCTGTACCCGCCGCACGGTATACAGCGGCAAGAAGAACATCGCCCGTTGTTAAGGCAGGAAAGGTAGGGTTACTGCCAGCGGTACCTTGGCGTTTAGCCACAGCACCTGCTGAAGTAACTACCACAAGGTCAAACCTAGGGCTAGTTGTATCCCCTTGACCTAAGGCTAAGGTAGTTCCGGTAACAGTAAAGTACGTACCATTAGATAGTACTTCTCCACTGGCAACAACTACGTTTTGATCGGCAACTCCTGAAGCGGTAACTGCACAACCGGAAACTACACCGCTAGAACGGTTACCAAGGGTTACAAAATCTACACTATCTGGCTCAGACTGGTCTGTTACGGATGCATCGGGAGCATTGGGAATTGTGTAACCCATTAATTACCTCAGAGAGTGTCGTAGATGTTCCCGTGAGTCTTGAGGTGTGACCAAAGATCCGACGGGATATTGTAAGTCTTGCCATCTTCAAAGTTAAAGATTGCACGACCCCAATACATGGTCCAAGTGCCTTTTATACGGGCACGGCGCAAACCAGAATCTGCTGGAGGAGCCGGGGTGACCACGACTTCCTCTTCAGAAGTTTCTTCTGCAAAAATGCTAGGTGTACGTTTTGTAGTCATTATTACTCCTTAGTTTGTGAATGTGTATGAGTGGAGCGGGGGTCCGAAGACCCCCCGCCACAACTATCTCCAATATTAGGAGATAGCACCACCCTTAGTGTTGATAAGCACACGGGATTCTGCGGTGATAACACCGAAGCCCCAGATTGCGTACCATGCCAAACCATGCTCACGACCAAAGTCAATGACACCGCCGTCACGGAGTTCCACTGGCAATGCAATGGCTTGTCCGAAGGCGTTGTCACCGATCATGATTGCAGAGTATGAGTCAGCGATTGGATCTGTGTAACCGGCAGATGCTGGGTTGAGGTCAACAACATCTGTGCCAGCCTGACCCTTAAGAACCTGAGTGGTTTCAATGAATACTACGTCGTACAAGCGACCAATTTCACCGAGCATGAAGTTGCCGGGAGCGGCGTACTTCGTGACTTCAATGAATTCAGGCCAGTCACGGAGCGCACGGCTCTGTGATGGGTGTACGAAACAAACGTATGTGTCGCCAAGGCGTGGGATGTTCTGTCCAGCAAGTACTTCAACTGCGTCCTTAACGGCAGCAGGTGAGAGGTATCCCGGTGCAGAAGCCGTACCGAGGGTACCAGCATCGTATGGTGAGATGGAACCACGGGTTGCAGCAGCGGTACGTCCGAAGATAACCGAAGGAGCAACAGCAGCGCCACCACCGAAAGGAACTCCGGGGCTGTAAAGGGTGTTGCGTGCTTGGATGTCCATAGACTGTGCCATGTGACGACCAAGAAGGCGTGAAGATGAGGCCATAACGTCATCAAATGATGCATTGAGCAACAATTCGGTAACGGCTACAGACTTACCTTGTTCCTTAACTGTAATTTGAATCTGGCTTGCAGAAAGTGCAACTGGGTCCATACGGACACCTTCAACCAATTCTGCTCCAGCGTAGTCATCAACCGAGAGGTTGTTGTAACGCATGAAGTTAACGGTGAGACCGGGCATAACGCCAAGTTCAGTTTTCTTAACAGCAAACTGCTCAAAGCGAAGAACTGGCATCGCTTGGAACAAGATTTCTTTTGACCAAATGGTCTGAATTGCGGGTGAAAGTGTTGCATCACTTGAGTAACCTGTAGTCGTAATTGAACTAAGGTTAGCACCTGTTACTGCACCACCAGCGGGGCCGGGAAAAGCCATATGTTTATCCTCCGTGGATAGTGGTTATGATTGGGTTTTAAAACCTGCCCCGTGAAGGGCGGGCTGACATGAGCCTGTCACGCATCTTTGCATACTGTTCCATCGGCATATTCCGAATATCTTCGGCAGTCAATGTTTGGTGTTCCGTTTGAGTTTCCATTGGCCCGTATGGGGGAGCCGTTACCGGCGCACCCCGCAACCGACCCTGAGATTGCTGGGTCGCTTGTTGGATTGATTCAATAATAGCATTACTTCTCTCACGAAGTACGGCAATTGAATTTTCTATCTCTTCCTCAGTGTTTCCTGATACAAGATCAATCAACTCAGGGATGATTCCTTCCGACTCGTCGTTTAGACGGCGATTACGGTAAGAGTTAAGTGCTTGAAGCGCACGCTCTTTTTCTAGCAGGGCTTCCTGCTGAGCACGTTGTTGTTCAATCTCTTCAAAACGGGTGCGATAGTCCTGTTCAATCTGGGAAATCTTGACATTGAACTCATCTTCACGTTTTGCAAGAAGTTCTTTAGCGCTTAATTCAGCCACTTCACGTTGGCGAATGAGTTCCTGCTCTTGCTTAGAACGTTCTTCTGCTTCCTTACGAGCAGATTCACGCTCTTGGGCAATGATAGTCATTTGCTCTTCCACCGTTTTTACACGTGTGTCGGCATCTTCAATGCGCTTGTACATCTTGTCTTTTTCCTGCTTACGGATGGCTTCTACTTCATCCTCAGAAAAAACACGGGATTTCTTAGTTGCGTCCTCTACAAACTGCTCTACCATTGGAGCATCCATAGGAACTGAAATGATGTCCCCTTCGGGAACGTTACGGTTTGACATAATTACTTAACCTCACTGGTTTGGCTATTAGGAACTTATTTAATAAAACGTTTAGTTGTCTTCGTCTGGGCTACGGCGTTGTGCAAAGCGCCCACCGTATGCCCGGGATACTATTTTATTTACGAGTTCGCCTTCCATTGGAGCGGCTGCTCCAATACCCGGCAACGGTCCACCTTCGCTTCCCGCATTACTTACATTAGCACCTCCAGCAGATACAGGTTGTGAGCCACCATCTGGGGTAGGCACCATTCCTGTAGCGAGCATAATTGCTTGCTGGATTTGTGCTCTCATCATGTCAAGGGCACCTTGGTCTAACGCATCGTCTTGCAATTCTTCAAAGATTTCCAACATCTTTTCATTTGGAAATTCTTCACCGAGAATGCGAAGAGCGCCTCGCTTAGATTCAAGACCAAGTTGCATCTTGGCTTGTACCTCATTGAGTTTGATGAGAACATCTACTGGCAGTGGTTCAGGCCAGTGAACAGTTGTTTTATAAGTCAATTGATCCATTGGGTCCAACTGTGTAAGTTGATCCGACTCTGGTTCAGCAGAAACAGCAGGGTTGTACTGCAATAGTTCTGGTCTAAAGATTGCGGCAGTACGGATAATCAATTCGTTAACACGCTCAAGACCCTTAGTAAAGTGGATCTTTTTCATGCTAAAACGGTTCATTAATGGCTGATACTGAATAGCCAAGGCAACACCTGAAGTGTTGGATACCGGCTGGAACTGACCAAGTGCGGTTTCAGGTACACCCGTAACTTCATGCATTGTGCGCTTAATTACTTGGATGTATTCCAAGGCACCAGACATCTCGCCACGTGATTCAAGGTTAAAGACACTGGCATCCTTAGGAAGACCAGCCCAAACCTTCTTAGGACCACGTTCTAACTGGGAAGCCTTGGCACCCGTGATGATGGTTACCGGCGCTGCGTGGTAGTTGATGATGTCAGATACTTCCAACATCTTTTCGTTAAGTTCACGATTGAGAGGAATAATATCCCATATATCACTTTGCCCCCAAGGAGATGACGAAATGGTTACGTTCGGGATATGCACGATTGGAATAGTTCCAATTGCGTTGGGGTATTCGTCAATGAGTTCGTCGTTAATAAACTGCTGAACCATGTCATCAGAAAGGATTTCCGTAAAGGTGTATACCTGACGGGTACCTTCTGGAGATGTACCCCAGAAACGGTATTTAAGTTTGAACCGAGTAAGACGGTCACGGTCATGGGGGTGGTACTCAGGGAAGCAGTGCGCTGGGTTCAATGGGATAACCCGAATACGTCCTTCTTGTGGGATACCAATACCATCTACGTAAGGCTCTTCATAAGCAATCTTTACAAAGCAGTCACCTGTTACTGAGGCAAGTTGCCCCATTTCCCAAAGGGCATAGTGCTTGTTGTTATGTACTTCCCATACTTGGTGCAGGAGGTTCGGGATGATTGCAGAGTTTTGCTCAGGGCAACGAAACTGGATACCCTTGCCAAAGCAGAAGTTGGTGATGTAGTCCGACATAGTACGGACATAGTTCATGTAGAACTGGGATTCACCCATTTCACGACGGTATGAGTAGTGGTGACCCAAGTACCAAGCCCATGCTGCTGCATAACGGTTTAGTCGGGGACCGTGTACCTCAAACTCTTCGTCTGCAAGTTCTACAAGTCCAAGAGGAGAGATGGCAACGGTGAGGTCGCTAGATGACGCTCTATATGAGGGTGACCAGAAGTCAATTGCCATGTTTAACCTTTTTTAGTTAGTAGTTGATTATTTTTTAGGGGCTGCCTTTTTAGGGGCTGCCTTCTTTTTGGCTACTTCTTGCTTAACTTCTTCTACAACAATAGGTGCTTCTTTAGCGGCTTTTGCAAGAAAAGAAGCAGTGGCAGGGTCACCAACTTTAGTACTAGCGTATGCTAAACCAGTGATTAGTAGTGGCATAATTGCTGCCTGCATCCCGGGGTCAAGGTTTGCCTTGGCAAGGAAGAAAGAAGCAGCGCCAACAATAGCACCCTTAATAGTCTGGTCGGTAATTTGGGAATCTTTAACGCTCATTGAAACTCCTTAAGGTTCTTCACAATGATACTTTATTTACAAGGCTATTGTTCTTGTATATGCGTATAAAACGGAGAACCAGTATGGGGGTCATATTGGGCGGCAATATTAAGAGCCTTTATACACAGGGTTTTGGCAGAGGCTGGGGTTAACTTGCTCTTACCCGTGAGCGCTTTTAATGCTCCTAGAGCATAAGATGCCCCAGTTCCCAATGCATATACACCGCTTTGGTCTGATGCCCATGCGTAACTACTGTCAATGACATAGATGGTGGCGTTAACAACCGCTATGATTTCTGAACTTTGTTCCGCCTTATGGTCAGACGATTCCTTTTCAGGAGAGGCATATCCAGTCTTGTCAAAGCATTCCCTGAGTTCAGGAATGAACTTGTTGGTAAAGAACTTGTCCAGTTGCAATCCAGACAGATTGGCTGTGGGAGTAGGCGGGATAAAGACATGGTGCAGAATATTGATAGCCCGCATGTCTCCTGCTGCACCTAGTAGGTACTTACCGTTCTTTGCAATCTTGTTAGCGTTTGACCTGATGGTCATTATCTGAGATACAAAGCCACCGGAATCCATTTCGGACAAACGAGAATCATTACCAATTACGGCAAACCCGTCACCTTGAATTCCTACAATTGTGGTCACTCCCCGCCCAGCAACTTTCCTTTATAGAACATTGTTCCGTCATGGATCGGCAACATCTCAGGATGGAAAGGTCCGTCACCTTCTTGGTAATGAATAATACCAAGACCTTGTTGCCAATCTTCTACGCAGGTAATTGGGCGACCATCTAAGTCCATACCACCCTTAGTTGATGGCACCATTCCATCTACACGTGCTAGACACCCAAAGGAAATAGCGGCAATGGTTTTTGGACCATCCCAATCACCACGGGTACGCTCAGCCCACTCACGGCGATGGATGTGCCCGTAGACTACAGATGATTTCTCTGTACCTAAGTACTTGTGTGCAGTAGAACCACCCGAAGCCACTTTGGTTCCATGAATAATCTTGATGCGGTTATTCAACCAAAACTGACTGGCTGGGTATCCAGCAAAGTACTCCACTCCAAAGTCTTCAAAGCGACACAGGAAGGGAATAGAAAGTACTGGAAAAGAGTCAGGTGTATTACCCTGCTTCAAACCAAATGCTGCTTTTGCGTTGTCAATAATGTAGTTGGTAAGACGAATTTCGTGGTTACCCTCCATCCAAACAATACGAGCATGTGGAGCAGCATCTCTAAGTTGTGCACAAAGAGTTGTCAAATAGTTAATGGTTGCCTGTGTAGTTAATGAGAACGCAGGACTCAAACGATACTTTGACATTTCAGGAAGGTCTGCGTTGTCACCGTTAAGTGCAATGATGTCAGGCTTCTCTTCTTTAATGACTGTAAGAGCGTAATCCATAGCAACTGGATCATGGGTACTAATTAATTCTCCATTAGCATCTCTAAAAAAACCAGCCTGAATATCAGGAAGAACAACACACTTCTTCCAATTAGATATTGATTGCTTAACAGTAACCTTAGGCAACTTAATAGAAGGTCCTTGATATACAGGGTCCCATTCAGGTCCTTCAGCCCACTTAGGTGAAAACTGAATAGCAGCAAGGTCATGTACTTGTGCTTCACCATCTTGGTCTTTAGTTAAAGACTGGTAAAGAGATACACGTTTTACAGAACCAATTTCATTGATGTCAATGTTTTGACGATCAAGAATTTCAACAAGACGACCAAGCGCTTGTGCTTTTGATTCAGGTGGGTTACTCAGTTTATTTGCCAAATCGCTCACAAGAACACTCCTTGTTTACGTGGCGTTGAGTGGTGCTTACACTAAGTGAATAACCAAAGTTTTTAAGAACTTTAGTAAGCCAAGCAGTACTGTACGTTTTTGCTTTACCTACTCCGGCTTCATCACGAATACCGTTTACGGCTTTATCAAGTGCTGCTTTTTCAGCATCGTTAAGGTTCTCACGTATCTGTGAAAACTTACAAGTAGCAGGGTAGTTGCCGTTGTCTGGCTTGTTTAAAGCCTCTAGCAAAGAATCGGGTGTCATGCGTAATCCTTTTGGTAGCCAAAGTGCCCCTCACGAACACTTTCACTATCATACTAGCACTCCACGCATGGACGCAACTAATTATTTCTTCAGATGCCAATCAATATGACCGTCTAAGCGGTCACCAACGTGGGTAACACTATCTTGTACCTTGGTCAACCTACGAATAATTATATTATTCTCATCTTGCACTTGATCTAGTTTATGCATAACTATGCCGTGATCTAGGCTATTTGATTTCTGCATGTGGCGAAACTCTTTAATTGCAAGCCCAACTAAACCCCCAAGTACGGGAATGGTAGCGGCAATGATAGTTGCCCATGCAGCGTTCATAAATTACATCCCATGCCCAAGATCAAAATGAGCACGACGAATGGCAACAGGGACATCAGCCGCTGCACCTGCTCTATGTTCACGGACAAATCCAAACCTATTGGAATGGGGATTTAATGCATAAGCGCCAGTCCCAAAATTGCCTTGTAGTTTTTCAGTAAGGGCACCAATGTGCCCTCTTTCAGGATCTGCCCAACGAGCATCGTCACGATCCATATTAAATGTAGGGGCAGTTATTGTTCTACCTGCTTTATCCTCAATAACCATAAATGGATGAGGTTCTTCTTTTCTTGTTTTTATTACTGGAACTGCAACGTTTCTGCCACTTTCCAAAACTTGTTGAATACGTGGAGCAGTAGTAAGTTCACTTACGCTTCCTGTAATATGAACACCTTTATAAGGAATTGTTTCTTCTTTATCTACAGCATCCCGCATAGTTTCTTTAGAATATTCAGAAGTTGTAGCCCCCGTAAGATGCTTCAACTCCTTTGGAATCATAATTCCACTTGGGTGCTTTTCAAAATCACCAATAATAGTTGGGGCAGTAGGTAATTTATGCCAAGGAATATCACTTAGAGTGTTGCGGCGAAATACTGGGTGTAAACCATTCTGCCAAGCATCTTCAGCATGTGCTCGTTGGGAATCTCGTAAGTGCGCCAAAAACAAGTCTGGATGCAAATGGGCAAACTTGGTGCGAATTACCTGTGCTCTTTGTGCTGCATCTTGAGAAAAATGACCAGAATCACTGAGGCAATTTTCTCTACATCCCGGAGTAGAGCAAGACCCACAAGTGTCTGTAACTCCTGATGTAGCCGCTGGCGCTAAAGCCAGTGTTGCTTGTAGTGATAAACGTGCCATTGGGTTAGTAGATGTTTCATTTTTCTTTGTTTTAGTATTAGATTTTTGACCAGTTAGCAACTGTAAATTTGGACTAGCACCCTCTGATTGGGCAAACTTCTTAAAAGCAGCACCACCTCGTGCTGGTGGGATGGCTCCTAAGTCAGTATCAGATACTTCCTGAAGCGTTTTAAAAAGTGGTTTTACCATATTTAGTCTACCTTTATCGGGTTGTTACGGCGAGTTTCTGTGTTTCCCCTGTTTTCCGATTTGTAGGCACGGCGACCAGCGTTCTTGTATTCCTTTTTAGTGGCGTTCTCTTCTTGTGGAGTAACGACTTCATCGGCAGAGGATTCTTTAAACTGTTGCGGAGCAAAGTTTTGCATAGGGTCAACCGGTGCAGGCCCTACCGCTTCCATGTTCTTTTCAACCCTTACAACGCCAGTAGAACCCCTGTGCTGGGCGCTGTAATCAGAACCATAGGCTATAGGGCGTGGCAAGGCAGGCTTTGATGCGTGTATACCATTACGGAAATGGATGCTTCTAGAAGCGTTGTATTTATTAAATACAAATCCAGAACCGGCGTACACAGGGGATATGGGCATGCCAGATCCTGTAAAGGTGAGTTGGGGGGTATACCCCTGCCCAACTACTACCTCGTTTTGCCCTGCGTCAGCGGTCTGGGATATTTCCCCAGCCGCTTCCACGACTAATCGCTTACGACAGTTGGGTTTGGACGGTTCATTTTACCGCCCGTGTTGTATTCATACTCAAAAGATGGCATTCCATCGCCAGCCATTGCGCCCTGAACAAAGTCAGACAACACTGTAGGTGCTTCAATCCAAGATGCAGAACCTACGTGAGCACGCTCACGCATTGTGTCCATTGCATGCTTGTAGAACATCTCAGGGTTATTATGGTTGTCACGTCCGGGTGCAGACGTTGTGTCCATATATGCGCCTTGAGCAAAGTCATTAGGTACATCGGTGTCTGTGGCTACGCCTTCTTCAAAACGAAGTGGTCCCTTGTTACCGGGAATGCTAGGTGCAAAACTACGTTCAAATACGGGTGTGCCTTTTTCAGGGAACATCGGTGCTGGTGCTACGTTCACTAAATCCTCCAAATAGGGGTGTGGTTACTTACTATTACTTTACACTATTTTGATAGTGCTTACCTAAAAAACGGGTTATCAGCCACCATGATCTGGGGCATCGTGTCCTGAACCGTCATATGGCAGGCAATAGCAAGACTGTCGGGGTAGTCGTCAAAGGCTCCCTTTTCGTCAGGAGCAGCGGCGAGCATGTACGGGCCACGGTAAACCTTTTCAAGATCAGACATTTGTTGGTTAAAACGCTTCCACATACGGTTACGTCGTGCCTTAGAGTGTCCCGGAATAATCAACTGATCACGCTGAATCAGTTCAGTTAAGTGAACCCACCGCTCATGCTGTGCCTTGGAGTCAGAGGATACCGAAAGTACTTCAATGTCTGGTAGCAATACCTGTAGACGTTCGGCTACCGCACCACCAACACCCTGTGCGTCTACACCCATGCGTAGAACGTCATAGTTTCTGATGAAGTCAATAATCTGAAAGTATTGGCTTTCCCAGTCCTCGTTGTTAATTTCCATCCAGTTAAGAATACGGTGCTCGTAGAAGCCAAATGGGTCTGGGTGGTCCCAGTCAACCCATACGGCGGTTACTACCGTGGAGTCATTGGCACGGGCTACGTCCACTCCGATAACAACAGGGGTACGCCACCACTGCTTGACCAGCCCCATAGACGGGTCATACATACGCTCCATGCGTTCTTCGGTGACAAACATACCCTTTTCCAGTACCCACTTGTTGCAGTAGGACATTTGGAATTCGTCAGAGTCTTCCCCAATGCGTAGTTTTTCTTTAGAAATAAACTTGGCATAGTTGTTGTTGTACTTAGCGGCAGTGCGCCAGTCATATTCAAAGTGGGCTTGGCGTACCCTACGGCTGTTGATGGTACGTCGTTTGTTGTACTGAATCATTTTGTAGAAGTAGCATTTGTTTCTACTAGCCGTACCAGTCAAACAAATAGAACCGTTGTTAAACGCCAACATTGGTTTGATTGACTTGGTAATCATAAACTCGTCGGCTTCTTGAGCCTCGTCAATAAGAACAAAGTGATAGGTCTTAGATTCAATCTTTGCTTTAGGGTTACAAGTCTGCATACGACAGATAGAGCCTGAGTGCTTGAGGGTAATGATGCGACCACGACCACGTGTACCACCGGATGTGGCTTTGTCGTCAATCTCTGGGTCAAGCAGGAAGTCCATTGCATGATCGCTAGTTAACTTACTTACAATACGCCCAAACACCGTTTCAGCCTGCTCTTCAACAGGTGCAAACACCCCTACCCAAAAGCCTTTGTCAAACTTACTAAGCCACGTTGGGTATATAGGTGCCAACTTTGGAAGGATGACCATCATTGAAGCGCATACATTAGAGAGCACTTCAGACTTACCCGACTGACGGGTAGCCACTACAGTTATTTCTTCACCGTCACCCAAGATGATTGATTCAATAAGACGGTACGCAATAGGTACTTGGTATGGAAAGAGTGTGATATTACAAAACTCTTCCATAAAGATAATCAATCGTTTTACGAGATTATCAATAAACTCAGCAGAGGTTTCGTCTAACTCTTCTGCTAAATCCGCTTCCGCCTCAGCGTTTTCTATTTGTTCTTCTTCTGTGAGCACGTACTAAGCATACTCCAATAGTAAGTGTGAGCACCCGGGAAGGAAAGGGGGACAACCCGGGTGCTCACGGGGCTGCTGGAAAAGAAGGGAAAACCAGCAGACGACTAAGTATATCTAGTGGATGTCTCGCTGTGCAAGTTCATCCCAAACTGAATTAAGAACAGTCAGCGCTTCTGACACTTCTTCTTTAGGACCATCTTTAAACCGCCACTTATCAAATGACGCTGCAAAGTTCATGATGGTGGAATCCATCCAAGGGGTAAGCGCTGACGTTTCCATTTTTGCAATACGGTTATCCGCTTTTGCTTTTAACTCTTTGTTAAAAAACCTCATTACCAGTTTCCAATTTCACTAGGGGTGTCATCAGTAAACCTACCCTGAATAGCGGCGAGTACGCCAGTCTCATCAGTCAACTGTTGCCTCTTACAAAAGCCAATTTGAAGGGTGTATTTGAAAGCCCGCACTTGGATACCTTTACCGTGCCTCCAAGGTGGGTTTATTTCTTTCATAAACCCTGTAGCAATTAAAGGGGTATTAGCAGGAACGTAGTCTCGTACTATTAAATAAACTCTGCCTACAGCCTGCACGGTGTTTAATGTGTTTTTAAAAAGAAAATAAGAAAAAAACAAAACAAAATACGTAAAGTACAAACCTTTAAAGCCGTGTACAACGGTCAAGATTAAGGTGGTTAATACAGTTAAAACAAAACCAACTAAAGGTGTGTACGCTTTACTCAGGGAAAGCGTCTGCTCCACCCAGTTTCGTGTAGTTATACCTATCCAATGACTTATGAACATACGCTCCCTTTGAATTGCTTCTTGAGAAGTCGTGGTATATAGCGAGTGGGACGTTTTCATATTTGTAGACATCTGGTCCTTTTGGTCTTCCATTTTTTCTAGTTCCCTCAAATAGTACATAAACAGTACCCAAGTTATTTGAGGTAGGGATTAAAGTATTAATTCCACCTTTAGGAATAAATTTATGTTTAGTAAGGCGGGTGCTGAACTGAGGTCCTTTTCCATAGTTCTCAGGTACTTCTACTAAAGAATTTACGTCTTCTGTGTTTGTTTGGTAGAGGTCGGCAATTGTCTTAGTACGGCTGATAACTTTTTGAGTTACCTCATCCGGAATAGCCCAAGGGAAAGCAGCACCTTCATTGTAGTCTACGTTACCTTTACCCCTGTTGGGACCAAGCCCACCTTTTCTAGCCATTACCTACCTGTTGGGATTGCTGTGAGTTAAGTGCTTTTAAAACTGCCAACTCTACATTGAGTCGTGCAATTTCATTAGTAAGGTGCTGAATGACCTGTTGTAGGTCTACTTGCTGGTCTTCCATTTGATGTCCTTTAGGCTGGTTTTAATGCTGGTGGCACTTTATCAGCAATGGCGTACTGCCAGTGCCATGCTTCAAACTCTGCTGACGTAGGGTCAGAGCCTTGAAGGTAGAAGCCGTATTTAGGACCATTGGTGCACATCCACTTAAGCATCTTAGGGTGTGCCGAAAGGCTTTCAATCTTGCCCTTGATCTCTACACCAAGGTCAATAGCAAGACCCCATCCGTGATTTGACTTGCCGGGAGTTGAGCAGGGGGCCATGCCGGGCTTGAGGTACCAAGTAGCACCTTCATAGGTACGGGTTACTTGTGGCTTGCGACCTTTGTCTTCTTTGGAGTAACGCTCAAGAAACAATTTTAATGCTGGCTCAAGTGGGCGGTAGTCACCAATGTTCTTAAGTTCAATACCAGCGGCTAAAGCAGCGTCGTACATGGCATTGAAAGACTTAGCGGCGGTAATCCACATTTGACCACCACATTTTACTTTTGCAAGTAAAGCGGCATCCATTTTACCGTTAGGCACTTTTGCAAGTGAGGGGGGCATGACCAGTTTGATGTAAGGATATTCCATGCACCCAGTTTAGCGCAGTTCGTACCAGCCAGCGCCCCACAAAGACAACAACCGATTGAAGTATTTGTCATACATCATGGCAACCGTATCTAAACCGTATCGTTCCTTGGCGTACTTACTAATGGCTTTACGGTCAAGGGTTTTGACGTTCTCAGCGGCATCCACAAACTCTTGCAGAGAATGGCACCTAAAACCCGTTACGCCGTCAATGACCGTTTCCGTGAATGCACCCCAGTCGGTAGATATAACTGGGGAGCCACATGCCATAGCCTCAATAGCAACAGTGCCAAAAGGCTCAACATAAAGAGTTGGGGTAAATGTGGCGATAGCACCACCCATTAACTTGGCCCGCTCCTCTGTACCCACCACACCGACGTATTCACCGTATTCTGGGGGAATGCCCTGCCCAGCGATGATTAGGCGCTTACCGAGCAATTTACATACGTCTACGGCAATCTGGTACCCCTTACGGTCAATCAGACGACCAATGTACAAATAGTAGTCATCAGATGTTTCCTGTAGCGGGAAGTCTTTAACGTCAATGTAACTTGGGATTACGGTGTCAAAGAACTTGCCGTCAAGGGCGTGGGGGTCAGTTACCTTAGATCCATAGCAGGAGTGCATCCACGCATAAGACTCAAACACTTTGTAGTCTGCAAATGAACCACCATACCCAATACCAAACTCTACGCTGAGCGCTTGAGGGAATGCGTCTGCAATAGGTTTAGAAGCATAACCTGTAATTAGGCAAATAAAGTCTTGTTGTTCAAGGCGTTTGCCAATCTCCCTAATCGCATTACCATTAAATGTCTGCCAGTGAGGAAGATTCCAGTCAAAAGAAGCCGCTGAGTAATGGTTACTACCAACTGCCTCTAAACGCTGTTCTTCAGTAATGCACGTAATCCATTCGTCACATGGCGCTTCATTGGATGAGCCTGCGTACAAGTACACAGTGTGCCCAAGGCTCTTCATCATGATGCAGAACTTACGGACTTTCTCTGTGTAGGCACAGGCCGTGAATTCTTCTGTTGTATTTGTGTGGGGAAGGCTAACTACGTGAAAACGCACTTAGAACCACCAGAAGTGTTTAAGGATTGAAAGTGATGCAAGTACAACCCAAGCGCAGTTAAACAAAATGATTGTTGGAAGTGTTTTACGGGTTGAAGTCCAAATAAGAGCAACGCTTGAGATAATGGCAAAGATGTAGAGCCACCAGAATTGTTTGCCAAGAAGTAGACCGGGAAAGATAATTGCAATCTTGGTAGCAAATCCCCACGCCTCTACTGTGTTTACCTTGTTCCAGTACTTCTTGGAACTCATGGTCTTGACAGCGTTAAATACCTTGTTGTCCATTTTTGGTTTCTTAATAAACGGTTTGTAAGTTTCCCCAAGTAAGGGGGATAAGTCTTCCATTAAAAGCGTTCCTCAAGTTTTTTAAGTGGGTACTGGTCCATCTTTGCAGAGAACCATTCCTTCATAGCATTTGAAATGTTTGGAAACTCGGTAGGGCGTGTTCTAGCATTTAGGTCACCCTTGAGATATCTAAACACATGCATGTCTGGCATGTTCTCTATTTCTTGATACAACTCTGACGGCATCTCCATGACTTCAAAGAAGCGTTTGGAGTGGGTTGCAATTGCTTGGGTATTGTTCCAAGGCTCTTCGGTAACTTTTGACCATTCATATGTCAAGCGGAGCCACTCTCCAAGGCTCTTTGCCAACCATGTCTGTGTCTCCATAGGTGGATTATGCGTTTCCATCTCTGGTGCAGGTGTACCTAAGTTGCCAAACACCCCGTCCTCTTTGTACAACTCAAAGTACATTACAAAGAAATCAGGAGCAGCGTCTATTAATTCTTTGTTATTGCCTACGTTTGGTAGGGCAAACCATGTTGCACCAAAGTGTGTCTTTGTTTCTGGGTTCCATGCAAACCCTACTGGCGCATAGTTCAAGTTGTCACAACGACCAGCCTGAGCAGCAAACTTGCTTTCGTCTACAAAAACAGCCCGTGCAAGAGCAAACAATCCATGATTGTTGACATCAAAAGGTTTAAAAACTTTAGTCTCTTTAAAAGAATCGCTTACCATTTTTTAATTTACTCCAAAAACTAGACTGTTCTTCCTCTTCAATTCTATCGTCAACAACTTTTACGTATCGCCTGTATGGGGCGGCAGTACCAATCGCAGGGATTGGTTGCAGCGGAGAATCCCCAAAACCTCTTCCAGATGAGAGTAAGTAATCATCCGTTGTACCCGTCACTATCTTTTCAAAATCTTTATTCCTTTTTATAGGAATAAGGTGAGCAATTGGCGTGCCGTACTTAATGTTAAAAGAGTTACCAGTAGTAATATTCAACACTACATTCATTGTGTGGTACACATCAGTATGCACAATGCTTGGGACTATCGTGTAGTTGGGATTTGGGTCAAATAGTGGAGGAAGTATCAAAGTAGACCATCCCGGAGCGGTACGCACCATGAACGGGTTTACTAATTTTGGGTAACCTGCGTCTTCTATTTCCCGAACGCTGGTCATAGGGCATTTACCAGTGGACTCAAAAGTAAATGGTTCATTTGAAAAGAAATTGCCAAAGGGCAGGTTTTCCATTTCAACACTCCACTTCAACTCTATATTTGGGTTGGGTGTGAAGTAAGCGTTTGACCAGAAGGGAAGCGTTGCCCCAAGAGACAAGTAGTCTAATGTCCCAGCACATCTGCGAATAGACCCTTGTTGTTTTGATGAGTTTTTAAACCAGTCCGGCAACGTCTTATGGGTATTTATGTAAGGGGATGCCTCTAGTAAACGCTCATCCCTTGGCATGATGAGTAGTTCACCTTCTTTTGGTTGATAAACATTTTTGTATAATCTGTGTTTTTTCTTAGTCATACCTAGTTAAGTTTCTAAGAGATTCCGCATGATCTACCAATTCGTGGTTATTGCGTCCTGAGGATTTATCATACATATCTTTTTTAACAATATTACGAATACCTAGACGATCTATTGCTCTAGTTGTAGATTGTATGTTAAGCACATTTTGTCCTTGTGCAACATGTATAAAATGACCAGACGAGAACAACCCGTAAAAACTACCAAAGTCGTCGTAACGCATAGGTGGTCTTTCAGACCACAAATCAAGCATTTCTTGTAGTGTGTCGTTTATTGGCATTTCCGATACTGCTTGCCAAAATGGTGTGTCTCGCCTATCACTGATGTAATGAAGACGAATCATTGTCAGCAAGTTATCCATAACACTGGACATCGCTTTGTTGTATTGCTTTTGTGAGTGCTTATAAGTAGGAGTATAACTTGCTAAATAAGGAATTAAAGCCTTTATTTGTTGGATAGTACTGCCAATGGATGTGGCCTCTAAAGGTTCCACAAATGACGAGGCAAGCCCCACAGCACAGCAGTTGTTAACCCAAGGTTTCTTTAAGTATCCGGGGTCAAACTTAAAGTGACGGTGTTTATCAAAAGAATAACCTGTTAGGTTAGATAACTCTTCTGCTGCCTTATCCTCATCCATAAATTGTGAAGAGAATACATAGCCATTGCCACGTCGTTCCTGTGTAGGAATCTCCCACGCCCAACCTGAAGACATTGCCCGTGCTCTAGTGTATGGGCGTATTTGGTTAGAGGGGTCTGACTCTGTTGGGCCAGCAATAGCCGAGTCACAGAGTAAGTATTTACTAAACGACTCCCAATCGGTGTTTCCTATATGGGTCATTAGTACTTTGGAAAAACCGCTTGCATCAATCCAGAAGTCGCCAGATAAAGAGCCGTGAGTCTCCAGTACAACAGATTCAATGTTTCCGGTCTCAGGGTTCTGCACCACGGACAGAACATCGTCGTCCATTAATTTTATGCCTCTCTCAAAGCATAAAGATTCAAAATAATTATTTAATTTAAAAGTATCAAAATGAAATTGATTTGTATTTTCATGCAGGTTTACACGACGAATCTTATTTTCTGTCAAACCAGCAGACGTGGTTTGTATGGTTAATAGTTTTTCACGTTCTATAAACCCCATATAAGTTGGGTAAAGACCATAAGCAAAAATGGTCTCATCACCAGAAACGCTATGGAAGTAATCAGGGGTTTGACGTGTCCAATTTTCAAAACGAATCCCGTATTTGTGAGTAGCGTCTGTGCGTACTAATAATTCTTCAGTTGGTATCTCACAAATACGCATGAATTCACGCCAGTGCTCAGTAGAGCCTTCGCCCACCCCTATTATCCCTACTTTTTTAGAAGAGACAACAGTAATGGATGAGTTTGAAAAGGCTTTTTGCAGAGATAACGCAGAGATTAGACCAGCAGTTCCAGAACCAATTATGACAATATTTAAGTTGCTATTCATCTGTACCACGTTACTAAAGAGTATTTAACCCCGTCAACCACGGGATTGGCGTAGTGGGTGTAGGGGTAAGAGGACGGAAATATAAGAACAGAGTTTTCTTCTGCCTTTATAGTTGTATTAAAGTACGGCAATTCTAAATCTCCCCCAGTTGATGTGTTTTTAAGATACGCAACAATGCTAAACACCCTGTGCATGTCAGGACCATAATCGTAATGGCTTCTGTAGTGTGCACCTGCCGAATACTTTAACAAATTAAAAGGTTCATGTAGCCCATGATGTACTGTGTACTGCTCGCAGTAATCATTGACACACTCATATATTTTATTTCTAATTTCCTGCGTAAATAAACTTTTTACAGGAGAGTCTTGTCTAGGGTCCATGAATAGATCAAGATGGCAGGCAAGAGATGACCTATAGTCGGAAAGACTGCCATTTCCAGTAAAAGAGTCATCCCAGTACAGACCCCCAGTGCTGTCGGAGCACTCTTGCTCTATGGCATCAATAAAAGTTGAAACGGCTTTTAGATTAAAAACGTCAGTATATATATTTACAGCAGGAACTGGGGTACTAACTGTATTTGGTGCTGATGGCATTTATGTCTTCTTCTCCTACTACATTTTGTTTATTTTTTAAAACAACATGCCATCTTCCCAACAGCGGGAGCCTAGCAATATACTTTACATAGCGTTTTTCAACCAAAACAGGGGTACCCTCAACTACGGTACCATCTTCAGACGTATATATACAAGACAAATTCTTTATATCAAAATCTTCAAAAAAGGTGCATGACACTGAGTGTGCTTTGTGGACAACTGCTTTTGTGTAAGTTTCAAATGCAATAAGTAGGTTTGTATTGATAATTTGAACTTTTGTTCTATCAAAGTTTAAATTAACAGTTTGAGAAGAGTCCCCAACGAGAATGGGAAGTTTTAATTCCTTTGCTAGTTTTTCAGCCTCTTCTAAACAGTTTTCAGAAGGACAATAGACTAGGCGACTCATTTTAACTATTTAATGTTTGTATCTGCTCAGTCAATGCTTTGTGTCTTTGGCACATATCATATAGGTTTTGCTTGTCACCATAATTAGAATGTATTGCAATTACTGTAGGATCAAAGGTTAATGACGGGTCTGGATACGTGTTGGGGTCAAAAGTCTCGGGGTCTATAGCAAGAATACTGCACAGTCTATAAAGTTCACGAGTTACGGAGTCCTTCATAGAAGTTGCAATAGTCAGTTTTTCTGCATTTGAAAGGTTTGCAAAAATGGTCATTAAGTCTCCTAGGCGTTTAAAACGATATAAGTATATCCAGATGATCCTGAGTAATTATCTGAATCTGCTGTCTGTCCAGCAAGCGTATCATAGGAAATTCCAGATGGAGTTGTATCAGTTATAACAATTATACCTCCACCGCCTCCTGCTCCGCCTCGTTTACCAGCAGAACCGGTTACAGCAGGTGCACCTGCTCCACCAGCGCCACCGACACCACTTGCCCCTCCCGCACCACCTGCACCGCCTGCGTAATGAGTGTGATTTGGAGTATGACTTAACGTATGGTGATTTGGGGTATGGTGCCAGCGTGCAGTGTTGTCCGAACCCGTGTTGTGCACGTATGGTTCATATTTTCTATACGACGGGTTTTGGTGGTGTATGTTTGCGGTTGAGTAAGTGTAATGGTTGTGTGCATATCCAGCACTATCATGATGTGTAGTGTCTATATAAGCAATATGCGGGTAACCATGATGAAAGTTTCCAGCGTGCCACTGGTGGCTATTGTGTCCTTGGTGCGATCCATGATAATGCCCTGTATGGTCTCCACTTTTTCCGCTACCACCCGTAGAATGGGAATGAAAGTTTCTGCCGACGTGGGCAGTGTTTGTGTGGTTTGGTGTATGAGGTCCGTTGTTATGTGCATGGTAGGTGTGCACTGGGCTGTGGCTCGTAATTACTGCAATTGATGGTGCCGTTGCGCCCGGAGTTCCAGTTGCACCGTTAGCCCCAGCACCACCGGGGGTTCCCGATGCGCCAGCAGAACCAGCAGAACCAGCGGCTCCACTTATACCTCTAGAGATAACTTTGCCAGTTCCTGTAATCGTTTTTGCTGCAAGTAAAACTATTCCACCTCCTACACCTCCTGAACCACCAGCACCACCGGGTCCAGACGTATGGTTAGTTACAGTTCCCGGTGAACCACTTGCCCCAGCGGTGCCAGAAGCACCAGTTCCACCTTTACCTCCACCCGCACCTACCGTTGAGGCATTTGGTGGATAACCACCATTTGCTCCAGCAGCACCTGCGCCACCCGGAGAACCCGTTGCTCCTGCTTTACCGGGCCAACTATCAGGAGCAGTGTAAGCCGTACCTGTTGCACCAGTAGAACCGCTTGATCCAGCAGATCCACCAGAAATAGTTGTTATGGTTCCATCATTTTGAATTACTTTTCCACTTATCAAAGAGTTAATATGTTGTCTATAACTCACTGGAAGTTGCGTAGCAGTAGTTGCCGTGCCACCTCCACCAGTGTTACCCACTGAGTAAGTAAGCGAAGTAGATGTAGAAGTACCGGCAACTGTTCCTGTAGAAACAGAAGATGTTGGTTCAGCGCCTGCCCCGGTGCCATGCCCGATGTAACCGTTTAAAGTTAATGTTCCCTGCACAAACACACGGAATCCGTTAGTTTTAAGGATAACCCCAGAGTTAATCGTGAGGTTTTTGTAGTTCATGTCTGTTGTCAGAGTGGTATCCGCAGAGATAATAACTGTTCCGTCTGCTCCAGTGCCATAAACTGTGTCATTACCAAGACTTGAAACACTTTGTTCGTATCTAGATATAGCCATTTTTTACACCTGTTGAATATAAATTGAGGTTCCTGCGTTTGCGCCCGTTACATCAGTAGAGATGGATGCAGGAAGTGCACTAGCAGAGGATACAACAATGATGACACCACCGCCGCCGGGAGATGTTGCAGGGGCTTTGATATAACCAGTTCCAGAAGATGGTCCAGAAATGTAACGAGCAGCAACGATTACTACTCCTCCACCAGCCTGAGTAGTTCCTCCAGCACCCCCACGCAGGGGCGTAGGACCGCCAGAAGCGGTTATTGAATAACCAGTAACTGCTTGCTGTGCAACTCTAAAATAACTTGTTCCACCCTGAGCGGCGGTTGGGGCAGTTGCCGTGTACGTGGCTGCTGCGTTTCCACCAAGACTGCATGTAACAGATGTTCCTACGCTTCCCGTAGTAGAACCGCCTTGGGCAATAGACCCAGCAGTAGAAAACCCAGCAGTAAACCCAATAATTGAGTTGTTGTTTAACTTTAATATATTTTTTACAAAAACACGGTAACCGTTGGGCGCTATTCGCACGCTTGCGTTAATGGTTAAGTCATTGAAGTAAACATCTCGTGTTAGGGAGTAAACGCTTGATGAGGGAACAATAGTTGTGGAGTCACCCAATGTAAGAGTGGTGGTTCCGTCTAGTGTCCTATCACCGTCGTAACCGTTTCCATAAACAATGTCTGGGCTTTCGTTGTAGTAGGAAACCCAGTAGGAGCCATCCCACTGCCAACTTTTAGAGCCAACAGTGTAAACCTGATACTGGTAAGGAGAAGCAGGAAAAGTAATTGCTGGCATTACGCAATACCTATATCTTCAACAATTAAAACATTTGGGTAACCACTAGAGTCTGCATAACAATTACCAGTCCCTGAACCAACTAAACACGAAATAGAAATTGTTGTGGTACCACTAATTCCAGTTAAATATCCTGTCAGTGTTGGTGCGTAATATAGTTGTGTTGTTGTCGTAAGTGAGTAATCTCCTCCCGCAAATTTTGTAGCACCATTAAATAAAGATACATTGAAGTATGTGGAAGCAGTTGCAGATTGAAAATATACTTGTGCAGTTACTTTATATATTCTTCCCGATACGGCTGTAAAAGATGGGGCAGAAAGAACAGTTACTGGAGCGGTCGTAAGAGCGGTGGTTGTTGTTTTTTTAGCATACGCAACAGCACCTCGTGGGGCTTTAGTCAACGCAGAGTTGATTTCTACCCATGCAGACCCGTTGTACATAATAAGTAGTTGCGTGTCTGTTTCGTAAACAAGTTGACCAGTCCACGGCGCAGATGGACGAGTAGTAGATGTTGCTTGGTATGGCGACATTGTGCCACCACCTAGTTCAACCCATGCTGAGTTGTAGTAGATGTAAGTAGCACCGGTATTTGTATCAAACCACAAGTTTCCAGCAGATGGAGAAACTGGGGCAGTTGCAGAACTTGTTAGTGGAGCGCCTGCACCAGTTGCTCCTGTAACTCCTGTTGCACCTGTAACTCCAGTCGGACCCGTGGCACCTGTCGCTCCAGTAACTCCAGTAGGGCCAGTTGCACCCGTTACGCCAGTTGGCCCAGTGGCTCCTGTAATTCCTGTTGCACCAGCCGCACCCGTTACTCCAGTAGCACCTGTAAGTCCAGTTGGACCAGTCGGTCCTGTGTCTCCCGTAACTCCTGTAGCGCCCGCTACACCAGTTGGACCTGTCGCTCCAGTTGGGCCTGTTGCTCCACCTGCGGCAGAAGCGTTTACCCACGCCGTGCCGTTGTATTGCAATACCTGATTGGTGGCAACGCTGGTTATTGTTACGTCTGAAAGATCATCAATAGAGCCGACAGTAGATGCAGTGCCCGGAACAAACTTGGCTCCGTCAAATTTAAGTACTTGGTTGCTAGTAGCACCAGTTGTGTCTACTTCAATGCCATCAATAAAAAGGGCAGGGACTTTTAGGGTGTCGTCTGTTTTGAGTACGTTCGCTGCGTCACGGTAGAGGTTTACGTCACCAATAGCAGTTCCGTCACCCCATACAAGGCGACCTCCACCTTGAACTTGAAGTCTTGCATAGGCATCTTGGTCTACAAAAATAGTCAACCCGTCAGAGCCAGCAGTTGTTAACTGCTTGATTGTAATTGGGGTTATAAATTTCTGTGCCACGACCTCAATCGCTTCCTATGTTGTGACCCCTCAAGGTCTATTTAAGTATTAGCCTACTACAACGATTGTGTAATCGTTAGCGGAAATAGTACCGTAGAGAACAACGGAGAGAGCATCTGCGTTAGAACGGGTTACATCCCCAATAACGGTTGCACCGGTTGATACTTCGTAAATCTGTACGTTTACATCAGTAGTATTAAAGTTGTGAGTAACTACGGTAGTAGAAACACCTGTGCTAGAAGCAGCACATCCCTGTTTAGCAACACGGGCAAGAGCGGGCGTGCTAGTTGTACGACCTGTGGCTTCAGCGGCTGCCGATCCCAAGTTAGTACGAGCAGTTGCTGCCGTTGAAGCACCAGTACCACCGCTTGCAACAGCAATATTTGTTGCGCCAGAACCCCAAACACCAGTGGTAATTGTGCCAAGTGTTGTGATTGAGGACTGACCAACATAGTTGGCTGAAATATCAATAGCATCAGACGTAATTGCTGTTCTGTTAGCGGTTACGTTGACATTGACTTGTGTGCCGGTCTTTGAGAGTCCGTCACCAGCCTCAAACGAGCCAGCACCAGAGAACTGCGTCCAAGTAATTCCTGTTGAGCCAACAGTTATTGTTCCGTCTGTGGAAATAACAAAACCCGAATCAAAGTTAACGGTTCCTTCTTCAACAAAAGCAAAAGTTCCTGATTTGAGTTCACCGGTATCGGCTGTTCCGTTAGCGTCAGAAGAACGAGAAGCGGCACCAGAAGCGACAGCAACGTAGATACCGTTTTCTGATGTAGTAGTTTGGTTTTTGAGAAGTACACGGTCACCAGCGACAAGTGTTACCCCGTCAATTATGTCTCCGGCTTCAAGTCCAGTTGAAATGGCTACGTTTGCAGTTGATGCCACTCTTACTGATTGTTTTACATCAAGCCCTTGGCGGGCCGAGTCAACATAGCCCTTGGTGGCAATATGTGCGGAATCTGTTGGGGTAGCGACTTTGGCCCGACCGCTTGCGTCACGAATTACTAGTTTACTAGCAGTAGCATCAGCAGTCGCATCAGCAAGTTTTGTGAAATCGGCAGCGCTGAGGAGACCAGCGTTTGTTCCGTCGGCAAGATTTGGTGTGACGGTTATCTGACCATTATCTTCAGTGATTGTTAAAGCAACAGAATGTGTTCCACCAGAGATAACGCCTGCGGTTACACCATCGTAGCCAGCAACGATTTTTCGCCAACGAGATGCCGTGGAGTCGTAAACCTTGATAACGCCTTCTTCGCTATCAAAATACATCCGACCATCAAAAAGGTTCGTACTAGGGTTGGTTGCCAAAACCTCAAACTTAGCGTTAACCAGTTGGTTCTGGTTGAGGTCAATGTTAGTTAGAAATTTCTGAGCCATTAAGGTTCCTTACGTGAGATAGGCAAATCCGGAGAACGCTGATGTAAAGTTTACTACAACTTGTGTAGTACTTATGTAGTTAATTTCCCCAACAACCACTGTTTTAGCGCTATCTACAATGGTTACCGAAGGGTAGCCCCCTAAGGCGTGGTTAATCGTCCATGCCGTTGAAACAGTCCCTTGGGTATGGATATGGCGGGTAGAAGTAGGGTAAACAAGATTTAATACTTGGTTTGGAGCAACGCCAGTAATAGTGGCACTTGCGTCAGTTGCAGTTGTAACTGTTCCAATAGTAAGAACATTTGGAGGTCCGGCAACACCGGGATCGCTTACTTCCAACACCTGTTCCGCTGGTTCAATTACAGTGGATACGTTTTTTTGTTGAGTGACCGTTACATACCTGTTAGGGGTTCTTGTAACTTCTATAGTGCTCATGTGGGCGGTGCTGAAACCGCTGCCTCAACTACAAGGGTTCCTGATGATAGGCAGTCCCAGTCACCTGCTGAGTCTTGTACAAAGAGGTCAAAGGAGTAAGAACCTGCGGCTACGTTGTTTGTGTTAGAAACGTGCAATTCTAGGGTGGCACCAGTTGCCGGAGCCAAATAACCACGCTTGTTGGCGGGTGTTAGGGCAATTACAGTGGCTTCAGATGGCGTGGCGGAATACCATCGCAAGTCTAGAACGGTAGTACCCGTGGATGTCTTAGCCTGCATAAAGGCACTTTGGACAGAGATAACAACCCCATCTGCGTCTTTCCAAGTGAAGGTACGGCGGTAATCCGTGTATTGCTTGAATCGGATTTCCATAGCCTGTGCGTCCTCCAGTGGGGTGATGTTATCTAATGCAGTTACAGTAATTGTACCCTGAGTGATAGGGCGCTGAATCCCATTAACAGTAGCCAACACGTCGTACTGTAGGTCGCCCAAAGGCAAGTCTTGCGTTTCCTCAGCAGTCAACGACAAAAGAACACCGTTTTCAGTAGTAATGCTTGTAGTTATTTCAAATTTTGAGGTAGTTCCTGTTTTAATGTAAGAACGGGAATCTGTTGGCTTTAGCAATTTGTGGTTGTACTTATTTTTGATGATTACTAACCGACTCCACGGCAAGCCACGGGTAAGTGCGTAATTGATAGTACGAGTCATGTATCTATTCTACTTCAGAGTTAGCCGTCTTTTTTTACGAGCACTCCACCAATGTGGACAATAAGAGCAGAAACACTGATAGCGAGGGCATAAGACTGTACTTGACCAGATAAAGTGATTAAAACTAGACCTGTACCAGCCAAAGTCCACGCTAAAGAATGTAGTTCTTTAATTAGTTTTTTAAACATTAATTCCTCATACCAAAACGGCGTTTACGAGACTCGGATGAACCGCTGGTATCACTTCCTCCCCCACCGCCACTTCCACCAGACGGGCTAGGAGCCGGTGCTGGGGGACTGGAAGAAGGTAAGGAAACAGTTGGTGCTACAAATAATACACCCGTTGCGGCTATCAGCGTTTTACGGGTTCTTACGTTGACTTTAGAGTCAACAGGAACGTATGTACCAAACTTCTCACCAAATACGTTAATCTCTGATTCAAAGGCGTTACGGACCGATTCAGGGGCATCCTGTACCGCTGTGATGAGTTGGTCGGCTTGCGCTGTAGACAATTCACCCGTGTCAATGGCATCAAAGATTTCAGTTGCTTGACTCGTAGTTAGAACTGCAAGTACCTCGGAATTAGTAGCAAGAGCCACAGCCTCTTTATCATTCACTCCGCTAGAGATAATGTCCTCAACAGCAGATTGAATTTCATCTTGACTCTTGTCCATTAACGTAGTTATCAGGGCTGCTACGGCAGGATCTACTTGTTCAGGGGTTGGTGCAATTGTTGTAGTTGGAGTTGCTATAGTAGTGGGAGTTTCAACAACGCTGGAGGTAGTAGATGCGACACTTGTGGAAGGCTCTGGGAGCGTTGTTCTTGGTATTGTGCTGGTGGTTGTGGCGACAACAGTCGTTGTTGTGGCAACGGTTGTCAAAGGAACATAGGCTTGAGTAGTAGTTGTAGGGGGGACAGTTGACGACGTTGTTGTGGTCGTTGGTAATTCCGTTGTTGTTGTTTGCAACATGGTGGTTGGGACCACGAGAATAGTTGTTGTAGTTGGTTCCTGAGTTGTAGTCGTAGGTGGCACTGTTGTTGTAGTGGTCGTAGTTGTAGAAGTAGTTGTGGTTGTACTAGTTGTAGTTGTGGTCGTAACTTCTGGCTGAGTAGTGCTCGTAGTCGTCGTTGGCACGTTTGTTGGGGCAGAGTCGGATTCCACCATGTAGAACTGGTTGTACCACCTATTAGGGTCGCCACAGCAAACACTTGTGCGTAGACGATAAATACCTGATTCCTGAACATTATATGAAATGTACGAATCTAGACCAAACCAGTCGTCATTTACGGCTACAACGGTGTCGGCGCTGTTGTAAAGCCATAACTGACTGTCAATGCCATATTGCTGGGCGTAAGTCCTTAGGGTAAAGGTTGTGCCGGACTCTAACTCAAAGTAGTAGTCATTGGCACCTTCAGTACGAAATGACTCTGCTTTGGCTGGAGATACGGGGTAAATAGCAATAATGCTAAGTAATACGGGAAGTAATGATATGGGGCGACTAATTATCCTACGAAAATTAAATCGTAACAATCATTCTCCTCTAGAGTATTTAAGGTTATTTAATTCTACCACTAGACACGAAGAGGGACCGCTCGCAAGCAGCCCCCCTCGGTGGGTTAGACCTCACTAATAATTATACACGATTAGGTATAATTAGTACACGCCCTCACAGCAGGCATCTCTTTGCCCGCATTGGTTACAACGATAATGGGCATGTTCCTGCCTCATGTCCCCACCACACCATACACACTGCTCTGACGTGTCATCAGAGCAAACTACTTTGGGAATTTCCATTCAGGGTTAATAGATTGACGGATATTGCGCTGAATATCACCTTGAATGTTTTTAATGGCACGGGAGTCGCTGGGGGTCTTAGACAAATGCACTAAACCATCTCCAACTATTTTAAGTTTAATGTGTTCACTACCAGCAGACGCAACAAACTTAACGTCATTATCTACAAGTTTGCCAAGAGTTTCACGAACGCCTTTGTGTGACGTTAGGCTCTTAATATGAGCGTGATTCATGTGCTGGTCTGAGTTTAGAGCGTCAGAAGCAGACATTACTTACTCACGTCTAAGGTAATGAGCCATTCCGTTTCAGCAAGCCGTTGAACGCCCAAAGTAATAAAGTTTGTAAAGCCGTGCGACTTAGCCGTGTTTTTGGCAATGTCAATAGCAGAAGACTGGGAAACTACGTTAACTGGGTATTTAACAATCATAGATATCCTTACGGCATTCCCATGTTTTTAGAGAGTCACGAGTGTTTTCTTCTGATGTAGTGTCATCCAGCAAACAAGGGCTGTCAAACAAAAAGGATAAGTCATAGGAGTGTGGAGACTTCTCCATAGCATTCATTGTCTGGTTAGCAACTGCCGACAAAAGTAAGTTTAAAATAAACTTAGTTGCGTCTATTGCCTTGATTAAAGCAATAAAACGAATACGTTTTATCATTTTAAATAGTCTTTACATATCCCAAGGAAGAGGGTACTTTTCAAAGTCCATGTCACCTGCTGGGTGATGGTGCTCTAAAAGATCCTGAGGCTGGAAGAAGGATTCTCCTCCGGCTTTATCTTGAGCAAGCAACGCTTTCCATTCAGGATGTTTTGGGTCAGCAACTTTGTACTCACGCACCATTTGGCCTTTACGAGATTGTTTTCCATCTATCATAGGATATACACGGGTGTCTGTAGGAATACTAGGAATTGGTGGTTGGCCCGATGTCCAAGAAGAGCCTGTACCGGTTTGGTAACGAGTATCGGCACCCATTAGTTCCATACCTTTAGCACGGATGGCTTGGCAACGAGGGTGTTCACAACGACCAGCAGTACGTAACATAAATACACCAGTTTGGTATCCGGGGTTTTGTTTGTGAGTTTCGTAGTACCTAGATGGGGCACCACCAAATGCTCCTGCACCTGAACCAGCCATAGAAGGACGTAAAGACGCAGGGTCATCACCACTGGAGCCTTCGTCAAGTGACGGGTTCTTAACGTAGTCACCAGAACTTCCTGCTGCTTCTTCTGAAACTCTAGCGGCATCTATTTTATTAACAGAACCACCCAAGTTTACTGAGGTGCTCAGTCCAGCGCCACCACGTTGTGCAGAACGTGTACGTGCGTAAGCAGGATCAACCCGTTCATTCATCCTACGAAGACCTTCTACTTGGTCAGCGGTAAAAGAACCATATGATTCTGCTTCAGGAGCGCCGGACTCAATACCGGCAAGTTCTGCGTCAGAAGGTCCACTTAGACCAGAAAACTGTGATGAGGAAAGATCAGGCATGTATGTATTCTACCTTATATTTAGAAGTTAGGATTACCAAGATTGTCAAATAGTGTTGTAGGCATTTGGTCTTCTTTGCCGTGTGCTTCATGGAACTCTTGCGACCTATTGCCGTATTTGTTGGGTTCGGCACGCCCGTGCAGAATGTCCATTTTGCGTTGCAAAGAGTCTGCATCTTGTTGTTTTCTTTTAGCACGCCACTCAGCCATTCTACGGTTTTTGTTTGGCGTAAAATCCCCTGAATAGCGGTCATAATCTTCGCCGGACATCCCCATTAGTGGTCGTCCTCAGAGTAGTGGTACATCTGCTGGTATTCACGATCATTGTGATTAAACTTGCGAAGTCGCCCACGCTTGTCGTAATATAGGATGTTACCCTCGTCATCAGCATAGGAATCGTCGTCTGGTTGGCTCCAGTTTTGGGAGGAAGGCATATCTACAGTATAAACTAACTCTTAGGTATATTATTGAAGCGGTAGGCTAACTGCCAGTAGAACTTACCCACGACGGGCCAAGTAACATTCGTACTTCCTTCAAACCATGATGTACCACTTGCGTCATTGGGAATTACATCAAATACGTTGGTAACATCGTTAAAATTCAAGGAATTCAACAACTTCTCAACCCTTGTCTCGTGGCAGTTCCAGTGATGATGAGCGCCGTCCCACCATTCCAAGCCGGGAACGTGGGTATCAGGAACATCTAAATGCTCCATAACTGACTCTACTAACCACCAAGGCTGAGTGCCATCTTTCCATAATTTAATAGTTTTATGAACGTCTGGACCAACAACAAGCATCGGTGCATTGGGTTTAGCAATGCGTTGCATATCTTTAAGAAATGTGGATACTTCTAACCATGGAATGTGCTCCAATACGTGACCCATATACACGGCATCAAACGTATTGTCTTCAAAAGGGTATGGTTCACCGGGAGTTACTTTGACATCTGGTTTGGTGTCTTCTGTTTCCCACGTATCCGAATTTACCCAACCCTGTGCATAATGGGTTCCACAACCTACATTTAATAGTTTCATTTGAGGGAACTACTTTCATCATCTACTGGAAAACAATAACCGTCACCGTGTGTGTATGCTTCAGGCATATCTTGTCGGTGGTTAATACCCGAATAATGGGCAATTAAAGATTTACGTTCCATATCGGGAATGTTTGGTAAAGAACCACGGTGCAATAGTCGCCCATGCCATAAAAGCACATCTCCACGCTTTGGTAGGTGAGAAGTTATTTCTGCGTTTCTAGATTCAATCTCTTCAGTGAACAAAGGGGTAAGTAGGCGCTCTGAGTGTGTAGGCCACCTGTGGTCACGCTCTGAAGGGTCAAGAGCCTCAAGTATCTTTTCACGAGTAACTAAAGGCCACTTATGGGACCCTTTAACGTATTGAAAAGGTCCTGAATCAGGATGAATAGTGTCTAAGGCAATCCAAGCAGCAACATAATAGTCACCAACGTGTGGAGGGTTTAAATAGGAATCTTGGTGCCAATTACGGGTGGTTGACTTCCAACCCGTTAAGTTAAGGTGCACACCTGCCGGTTCCCCAATTAACTTCTGCATTTCCTCTTGTAATGGTCCATAACAAAGGATGTCACGTATTTCTTCATGCTGGCGATAAGGGGTGCAGTAATCCCATCCACCTAATCTTGGGTTTACACCCTCTGGTCCATTTTGACGCAACCAGCATTCTTCGTAGGCAACCATTAACTCTTCAGGAATAAAGTTCTCTAGAACTACTACTCCGTCTTCATTCCAGTCAATGGCACCATTTGGGCTGTACGGGATTGTTATATCGTCTAGTTTCACAATTTAAATCCTAGTCTATTTTTTGTCTACCTTGTTAAACACATCATTAACTTCGTCGGCATCAAGTTTGCCGTCGTCCATGAAGGCTCTTGCAAGACCTTCAACTACAAATGCTACACCACCAATACCCGCCATAAAACAGGCTTTAAGTGGGGAAACGCCTGCTAAGGCTCCGGCACCAATTACACCAAGGCCAGAAGCGGCAAATGCAGCCATAATTCTAAATAAAATGTTCTTCATTACATGCTTTCTCTATAAGGATATAAACATGTTATTCATCGTCTTTAGAAGTGGTTTCACGGATAAACGCCAAGGCTTGGCTAACTATTAAACATGAGACCACGAATATAGCAACAACTGTAAAACGCATTAACCTATTGTACTACCCGCCGTTGCGATAGAATCCCCTACCAACAAGATTTACTGTTGGAGCGCTAAATACACGTTTTAGTTGTTCAGCGCATTCTGGGCAAAGCATAAGGGGTTCATCGTCATGGATTCCCCGTTCCTGCTCCCACTGGTGTTCATTTGGGCACTTATATTGGTACGTTGGCATGGCAAAGAGTATAGGCTAAAAAGTCTCCATGCCGGGCAAGGGAGTGTTTTCCGCTGGTGCAGGTGTTGCTTTTTGACTTGTTTTTCCACGTAATTCTCTTAGATGCTTTTTTGCACGACGCATTGTGCCCGCTGGAATCTCATGCATTGTGGAATCTTGCCTAAAATCGTCAAGTTCACCAGCGTTCATAGTGTTTTCCATTAAACTCATGCTGTTATGGTTTGAAATTGGCTCAGTAGTCACAGGCAATCCTAGTTTTTTAGCGTGTTCTACCAGTTGACTACTGTATTTAGACAAATCGTTACTAGGAACAATTGGTGCATTGTACTTTTGATGTAAATTTGCAACCATTGTTGGGGCATGAATACGCAAACTAGGGTCAAATACCATGTAATTTACGTGAATCCCAGCCGGGTTATGACTAAAAAGGGTACGATTGCCATTATCGTCCGTACTATGGTAGTAACTGTAGTAATCTGGCCTGTATTCACCAGTGATGTTACCGTAAGGTCTTTCAAGGTTGCCAGAAAAGGCTTTTACAGATTGAGAACCAAGCACAAAATGGTCAAAACGCTTTGTGCCGTCACCCCTAGCGAATTCGCTTTCGTGGAAAGTACTCATAACTACTAGTATTCTTCTCTTTCGCCTACATGCTTAAGAAGTTGCTCTGTCTCTGGGTTATAAGTGTACCTTTGAAAACCATGCTCTTCGGTTGGGTGGCCCAAATTAGTGTAATGCTCAACATTAATAAGGTTAGAAAAAGGAGGTAATGGAGCAGTCAATATTTTCATGCTTTCACCAAGGTTTTTAAGTCTTCCCTCTGCATGCCAGTTACTGGTGTCAATTTTATTATGTGTTGCTAAATGTTCATGAATATCTTTAACTGTTTTATTAGTCATGTCGGGGTGTGGTGCCCATACACCGTTTGTATTAAAAGCGCCACCGCCGTTTTTATAGTTTATTTCAAAAAACCTGTCATGACCAGTGCCCTCTTCGTCATGTCTTTCATACCCAAGTTCTAGTGGAATCATTGCGTCAACCGCACGAGAGTGGTATCCAGTTTTAATATTACGACCAGTAGTAATACTGGAAACAAGTGGGCTTTCTGATTGCAATACGTTTGAGTCTAAATGTTCAGTACCCCAACCACCACCACCACCATGATAGTCTTTAAGGCTCAATGTATGTCCCAGCGCCATGCCATACTTTTTTCCATCAATGTGTGCTGTTTTAGGGTCTGTTAAAACATCATGACCCATATTGGAAGCATGGCGTAGTGCTTTTTGAACTCGGGTAATGTCAAGGTAATTGTCCATGTCTACTAGTTTACGTTAAACCCACGTTGAATGCCCTGAGACTTTTGAAACTTTCCTAGGGCAAGGGACTGGCGCATTTTCTGTGTAGCAGGTGGGCAACCATGGCGACCAGAGCAGGTGCTGGACGCAGTATAAGGATTCCCTCTATCGTCAAAGTGCAGGTGCCCCGGCTTTAACTCAGGAGTTCCGTCTTTACGAGTGTACTCTTGGTCTAACTCAGGCTGTAGAGATACTTCCCAAGCCCAGTCATGGTGCTCTTGTGGAATGAACTGTGGACCATCAGGTGCGGGCATATCTACTAGTTTACTTTACATTTACAATCTTGTAGTCGTAAGCGTTGTCGTCAGAGGTAAGCCACTTGCTACCGTCCTCAACACCCCATACCTTATCGCTTACTAGTCGCTCAATGAGCGTTTCACCCTTTTTGGTTGTATGAGAGGGGTCCCATAGTTTTATTCTATTGTTTGGCTGGATTGCAAAGTTGCCGTCTTCTCGCTCAATAACGTGCCCACACTTGTGGTTAGCGGAGTCTTCTGAGTAGTTTGTGTTCGGGATGTTGTTGTCGGGGTGGTGCCAGTCAAGAGTAAACAGGTAAGAGCCGTTTACGTCCTTCTTATGCCTGTCAATGTACGTGACAGACCTGCCACGCATGTGCTCAAATGTCGTTACTGCTATATAAGGGGAGAAGCAGTTCCACATGACTAAATCATGGATATCCACTTCAGGGCTGTCTTCTCGCATGCAGAACGCATTTATTGGTGCTCTCCACCAAACTCCCCCGTCTTCCATCAAGAAGTGGAACACAGGCGCTCTATCCGTTACTGAGGCGACTCCAAAGATAACAACTGGGAACTTTAAGTCATGACTGTCCTCTTGGTTCCGAAGGAAGTTGCCTCTAACAAAACAGTGAACTGGAGGAACATTGGCGTTAAGTTCAGGCATGCATGAAGTTTACTCTATATGCTTTAGCATGTACGGGTGAATGTCGTGCGTGAGCACATTACCATGAGATTCTGTCCATCCCCAAGGCGCAGAGTCAGGAAGTTCTACGGAGAACACTTCGTCGCCGTATTCTTTAGCGGTATTAAGGTCTTCAGTAAGGTACACGCCTGTAGGATGCCCCGAGTCTTCATACCCCTCTGGAAACTGGTCACTATCAGCAGCAGGGTTATTTGCTTTTAAGCCGTGCTCTTTAATTGACTCCACGTTATGCGCCCCTGTACCGTGGTAATAAGTACGAAACTGATGTGGATTAAGGGAAGCCATCTATTTAGTTTACTCTACTACCGAAGATTTTTTAGCCGTCTACTCAATCCCTGCCCCAAGGACCAGTTTCAACGTCCTTGTTCCTAAGCCCTAAGTAGTCCACTTGGTCGGGGTTAACCAGATGTTTAGGCAACATATAAGAAACAGAGCCTTTATCCTCAAACTGGTTAAGGTATGGCACTACTTTATTACCACGCCCCACATCTTCAACGGGCTTTACGGTTGTCTCCCACAAACTTCTTTGCTGTGGTCCATGTATGTTTTCGTTGTCTTGGGGATTAAAGGAATAGGCAGAATCTGAATCCATGTGTACTTCGTCAAGCATTGTTTTTGGAACCTTGTAGACATGGTGCCACGAACTTCTTCCAGCCCTAGTACGGGCTGCGCCCAGTGTGCCAAGGTGGATTACGTCGTTGGACTGGTTAGACGAGAAGGGACTAGAACCTAATTCTAGTAAATGCAAATCAGGATGGTCTTGAGTATGCGGGGGGACTGGGCTGCTACTTGCGTGGTACGCCAAGACATGTGTGCGTGGTCTTACCTGAACAGGTGTTTCTTGAGGTGTGGGGCGGGCAACGTTCCCAAATAAATCTAAATTGAGATGGTCTGCTGACATCTAACTAGTTTACTATGCCTAATCAAAGAGATTGAGTTGTTCTGGTTGTTTTTTAGCAGGAGCAGGCTCATTTTCCATATTTTCAAAATGGTGCCCCGTGGCTTTTTTAAAAGTATAATTGCGGGTTTGAACAAAAGTATCCCGTGCTTCAGGATCATTAAATAATTCTGGTTTATACCCATAACCGGGGCGAGTGCCTGCATCACTGCCTAAATTTCTTATAAGTCTTCCAAATTCCCCACCAGCAGCGTCTTGGTCACGCCTTTTCTGACCACGTGTAACACGGGCATGCGCCAAACGATAACCTTCTGCAACTCCTTCGGCACGTGGTAATACCAGTGAACCCATTGGATTAGTTGTAGTTGCGTTGTAGGTATGCCCTGCGGGGTCTTTTTGTGCTTTGATACGCTCACTATGGAATTTAAGTGGGTTTTGGTTAGCATCTAAAGCATGCCCAACTTCGTGCAATAAAGTAGTTTGGATGTTTGTAGACGTTGGACCCGTTTGAGACATGCCAATATGATAAGGCTCTTCGTCTGGAATAGTTAACTTAACTTCATGATTGATAGGAACATACGATGGATTGTCGTCACCTTTAGATACAGAAACTTGTAATTGACCTTCTGGGCGGTGTAATTTCTTTAAATCTGAAATTGGTGCCGTAGAACGTGCAAGACCTTCTGTGACAAGAGATTTTGCTATTTTGTCACTTGCTGGGATTATTTTATCATGCAGCAGCATGGAATTACGAATGCCAGACGCAGGGTTTGACATGTCACGCACATACTCTGGATGAAGGTTAGGAGAACCATTAACATCAAAATGCATGTTGTTAATGGCTTCAATACGCTTAGGATTGTAACCTTTAGGCCATACGTGCTCATGGAACAGTTTTAACTGCCCGCCCCTGCCTACAGGGTGTTGTTGACCCTCTTTAACCTCTGTGAACTTCTCTGCATGGGCAACTGGTACAGGGGGAGGTATTTTTCTAGAGGATGCCATACGTCTAGTTTACATGTATACAACAGGTATACAAGTTCAATACATGTTCCACGTGGAACAATTTAGTCTTCTTCATGAACCATAATTGGTATTTTTTCAATACCTAAATCACGAGCCACAATTGCTCTATGGTGACCATCTATTAATAGGTTTTTTTTAAGAGACACACTAAGTGGAACTTTAATACCTTCATTTTTAATGGAATCATGGAGTGAGTTATATCGTTCACTATCGTGTTGAAAGATATTTTCAACGTCTAATTCCCCAATTGTGTAATCTTTGCCAGAAGGGTCATCAATTTGCATATCCCTAGAAATGAGACCACGCAGTTGCTCTTGATTAATGTGTTCGTGTGCTGCCATATACCTAGTATAGGGCTATCTAGGCGTTGTTTTTTGGTTAGCGGATTTTTGGAATAGGGCTATTGGGCCACTGGGCTGCTAGAGGGGGGTGGGTCCTGCCGGGCCACCCAGTAGTAGCGGCGACTTAACCATGGGGGGTATCCACAGTATAGCACCGCTACCTTACTGGTCACGAATCCTAGGCGAGTAACAACTCCCTGTGCTTCCGAGCCACTTCCATGTCTAACAGGTTCACCAGTGCATGAGCCAGTACGTCGTACTCGGCTTCACGCCCTGCTAAGACTGCGCCAATATCATCCACCATTGTCTGCATCACATCTACCAATGCGACTGCTGTAACCATTTGCTTGCTGAGTTGTTTTGTTGTTGTCATACTGCCACCTTACCATGTCCCTGCTGGGAGTCACGATTCCTAGATTTCCTCTTCCCAGTCTGAGTTCAGGCGCTCCAATGCCCGCAGTTCCTCCGCCACATCAAATGCAGTAGCGCATGGTGTGCAGAAGTATAACTCAGTGAGCCACCTGTCCGAGTACATAGGCTCGTGCGTTGGGCTAGGTATTGGAGCGTTGCATTCAACGCAGGTGTTTTGTGTTGTCGTTGTCATGCTTCCAACCTATCACATGACCCTCTCAGGTCACGATTCCTACATAATGAGAATGATTCTCAACTAATGTTCCACGTGGAACATTCCTAGAGTTGGGGCTATATGTTCCACGTGGAACATTGGTGCGGAGCGTAGGCAGGTATCCACCTACCCACACCCACCCAGCCATTGCTGGCACTACTTGGGAGCACATGATGCCCAGTGCTCCAATGCCCACTCTGCCCATGCGTTATGATCCAATGCCCACATATCCAGCGTGACAGTCTCGTCACAATAAACGCAGTGAGCGTTCAAGTACTGTGGGCATTCCATGTCGTTGATGTTCTGTGTTGTTGTCATGTAACCAACCTATCATCTAGTGGCTCTGAGTCACGATTCCTAGTCCCTGTATTCTTGGGCGTTGTTGTAGTGATATAGAGCCATGGCGTACTGTTGCTTTTTCAGGTCTGCGTATTTGCAAACCTCTGCCCTGTCTGCGTATTTCTTGGACAATCCCATGTAGTAGTCGTATTGCTCTTTATTGGTAAATTGTTTTGTTGTTGTCATGTCTCCAACCTATCACGCCACCCACGTGAGTGACGAATCCTAGATAAATATATTCTGATACTCATTTTGCGCATAGTACTCAGTGCGTAACCTTTCAGCACTGTTCATGAACCTACCCTCAGCCCGTGTTAGACCATAGGTGTACTCATGTGCCTTTAATGCATTCATCAGGTCTTCCAAAGCCTGCATTATTTTGATCTCAGTATCTGATAGTTGCTGTTGCGTTGTTGTCATGCTTCCACCTTACCCTAGGGTCACCTTTGGTGACGATTCCTAGAACCTTGTATCTGTCACTGGGCGAACCTGCATATCCCTATGGCTGAGCCAATAGACGTTGCAGGCTTGGCGACTGCCGACCATGACTACACACTTACGTGAAGAGTCATAGACTTCATGTGCTTTAGTGCTGGGCTTTACCTTTTTCATTTGCGTTGTTGTCATATCCACACCTTATCAGGTCACCCTGCTGGGTCACGAATCCTACTTCAGCATTGCTTTCAGTTCAGCCTTCACCACACGTGCCGTGTCTCCACGCCATGCAGATGCATTGCTGAGGAAATAGGCGACGATATCCCTAGCGGAGTCGTACCCATATGAGCCACTGATAGAGTCCAGCGAACGCATAGCGTCTAGGTACGGCACAGCACCAAAGTATGGCTTTTTCCAGTCTGCACTAATGTCACGTGCAATGGTTGATATTGGGCGATGTTGTTGTTTTGTTGTTGTCATGTAATTACCTTATCAGTTAGTCGGGTTAGGTCACGAATCCTAGATGTTATGTCCATCTAGTTCAGTTATTTTGGCGATTGCCAAAGATAGTACAGGCTTCAGCCCTAAGAGGAACATCCACACGCCGATCATCTCAGTGCGTAGTTCATCATCCTTTAGGGCATCTTCCACGGCAGTGTTCCATTCACCGAGCCTGCCCAGTACTTCTAATGTTGATGGTAGTGGTTTGGTTGTTGTTGTCGTTGTCATGTTCACACCTTACCAGCCTGCTGGCTCTAGTGACGATTCCTGATGCTCTTCTACTAGGTTGTCGTAGCACCATGTGCATACGTCAGTTCCCCAGTCTTCAGGGTCAAATCCATTATGCCCATCCACGATAGGGATCAGCATAGAAGATGCTCCACACCGTTCGCAGGCTCCGATATAAATGTTGTTGTTGTTGTCGTTCATGTAATCACCTTACCACCTAGGAGCGTTAGGTCACGAATCCTAGATACCTTTCATATCGCAGATGTAATTGTGGCGAGCGTCAAAGTACCAGTCAGACTCTTGAAAGGCTTGCTCGTCGCTGGGCGTTCCATCCTGTGCATATGCCATGAACTCTGCCCAGTTATCTAGGTAGTCGTCAGAGCCAATGTAGGACTCTTCCCATTCTTCTATATCTTCAGGTGTTACGACTAATTTAGCCGATTCCATGTCTTCCACAGATGTGTATGTGAACACTATGTGCCTCCGTTGTTGTCGTTGTTGATAGTTCTAACTTAGCACGTCACCCTGCTGGGTCACGAATCCTGCCGTGTGTCCATGTTCCACAGAATGCACTTAGCATCTTTTAAGATGTTGTATAGATTCATCTCTTCCCATGTCATGCCATAGTACCCATCACGCTGGGTCAAATCAGCCATGAACATAGTAAGCGTTTCATACATTTCAGTGTTGGTTATTTTCTTTGCTGTTTTCATATCTTCACCTTACCATGTAGTCGGGTTGAGTCACGATTCCTAGTGGGTATATTTGGTTAGATTAGCCTCAATATACCAGTGAGGTGCTTTCCCCGCTAACCATGCGGGTTTTCGTTAATCCCAACTTACCATGATGGAGTGTTGGGTTACGATTCCTAATAAAGGATGGCATTCAATGCCTTAGGAGGTGTCATGAATGCCACCCTCTATTAGTTGTCGTCGTTAATCCCAACCTACCACGTGGGTAGGCTGGGTCACGATTCCTAGAGGCTGATATGCGCTCCTGAGAGCAAGTCTTCAACCTCATTGCGGATGGTGTCGCTGATGCTGTCACTGAAAGATGAGTTATCAGTGAAATCGTATTCATGGAGGATGTCGTTAATGCGATCCTCCAAAGCATCTACTACTTGGTTCATTACCTTGTCACTGATTGCATTGACAAGTTGATTAAGCAATTCTTCCATGGTCATGTTGTTAGTGCCTTTCGTTGTTGTTGATGAGTTCACTTTATCAGGTGGTTGTACTGAGTCACGATTCCTAGACTCCATGGCGATTTGCTCTTCATGATACTCACGTAATAACTCTACGGTATAGTTCATGTAGATACCCTTTGCCATGGCATCTTCTACTTCAGTCTTTGCCATTAGTAAATGGAACACTTTAAGTTGTTGTTGCGTTTCGTTGTTCATGTAAGCACCTTATCAGGTGACATTGTTAGGTCACGATTCCTAGCGAATCTCTACAACCCTGCCTAAGCAAGTGAGTAAGTTGCCTACGCTCGTAGTGGTTTCCCCTGCCGTGGTGGTGATAACTGCATCATCACCCACTACTTCTACAGAGATAACCCTTGTAATGATTGGGCGTGAGACAGGTGTCCATGATGGAATGACGATAAACTCGCCTTCTATAATTTGGTCAGCCCGTACTGTGAATGCTGGTTGTTGTTTCGTTGTCATGGTTTCACCTTATCATGTTGAGTTGGTAGGTCACGAATCCTAGTATGACCTGAACACGTAACCATCAAGTTCCCACACGTCACCACCTAGTTCTAGGTCACGTGCGAATGACTCATAGTCAAAGTATCCAGTTTTGACTGCTTCAGAAAAGATATCGTCTGCCAACTCTTCAGCGTACTCACGTACTGATGTGACTGCTACGTAGGCATCCTCAAATGCTGATACTTCGCTGTCGTAGTCTTTGGTTATGCCAAGGTTCCAGCAGTAGATGGCAAAGGCTTGCTCGTCTATGTTGTTGTCTTCTGCTACCTGTGCAATTTCTGCGTTGCTGTATTTATGTGTTGTTTCCATACCTGTACCTTACCCTCTAGTAGTTGTTAGTCACGAATCCTAGAACGATGTTCCTACCAGCGCATTATCAAATGTGCGATAGATTACAATGCTCCTAGTTTGGTCTATAGATTCCCACATGGATGCCAACCACGTTGGCAGGTGTGCATCATGCAGTGTGCGTATGTACGTTTGGGGGTCACCCTCTAGTTGATATTGTACTTCTACTTTTTTCGTTGTTGTCATGGTTTCACCTTAGCATTCTGAGTTAGTGGGTCACGAATCCTACAACTCAAAAGAATGCAGTATCTTAGACGTTTCGTCTTGTGAATGTTTATTGGATGTCCAAAAGTGAACCTCTGTACGTGTGTAGATACCACCATGGCACACCATGCCTAGGCGATTACGTGCTTCTTTTTCTGCACGTTCTTCATTGTCGTAGTCTGCACCACCTACGTAGTCTTCGTTGTTGTCCCAAAAGTGTACTGTGTACCCTGAAGCAATATCTTGATTCATGTTGTTGCCTTTCGTTGTTGTCATGTAATCAACTTACCACGTGGTGGTGTTAGGTCACGAATGCAGTTCCCGCATTTTGACCAACCCAACCTGATAATTGGCGGTATTGGTCAAGTTAAGCCACCAGCCAGTGACGAATCCATTTTCGTATTCGTCACAGATATGCTCGTTGTATTCGCCATGCTCGGTGAGAAGATCACCCAGTAGTTCGTTGATGGATTCCCCTGCCCATTCACCTGATAGTGGTGATGGTGGCATGAAATCGTCGGGGAGATCACACTCGTCATATAGGCGAAGGAACTCTACATATGTTTCCTGCGTAGTGTTACCGTCAAAGATCCATGATGATGCATTCTTGCCAGCAACTAATCCACGAATGTATGCATCATATGCATCAGTTGTTTTGGTTGTTGTGTCCATGTGAGTACCTTACCCTGCCTTGATGTCCAGTGACGAATCCTGCCATACTTCTTTGTCTTCTTTAAGTTTGTATGCCCATTTGTATGCTGTGTTCATTGCTGTCCACATTTGGCTGTATGGGGAATTGAATGAGTCTTCTTGATGAGCGTGTAAGTTGTAGCACACTGATTCCAGTGCATCTATCGCATTAAATAGTTCTTCAAGTGTCATGTCTTCGTTGATGTCGTGTTTCATGTTGTCACCTTATCATTTTGTTGTTGGTAGTCACGAATCCTATCCATACACCACCTCACCAAAGAGAATGAATTGCAGAATGGAGTCTGCTGTGAGAGCGTCGTACCAACCATCAAAGGCATCATCATCGTTGAAATAGATGGCACGTAAGCATTGCAACGCAGTCTTACCCAGTTGTCCATGGTCAGGTACGTTCTCCTGTGAGAACTCACCTGTGCCTACCTTGACGATAAAATCTATAACCATTTGCTCGTTGATAGGGTAAGCCTTGCCATAGGTGAACCATTCATCCCAGTCGTTTATTCCTTCTTGAAAACCATGTTCTTTGTTGGCATACAGTGGGTGGGTTTTGTCCACCTCTGTTACTTCTTCTTCTACGTAGATGGTTGCGCTACAGTACTGATCAGTGTTACCCAATTCGTACTCTCCGTTTGCACTTCCCCATTTGTAGTTCTTGCGAATCGCCCAGTACCCACATCCTAGTTCCAAAGCATCTGTAAGAATTGTGCAGGCTCCGTATGTCATTTGTTGTTTATTTGCTGTTGTCATGTCATCAACTTATCAGGTGAGTGTGCTGAGTCACGAATCCTACCAACTACTTTGATAGGAGAACTGGTACTCTTCGTCAAGAGACAGCGCATTTTTAATGATGGAAATTGAGTACTCTAGGCTCTCAAAGTACCACTCGTCGTACTCAATGTTGCCAAAGAAGAAACCACTAGCGGTGGGTAACAGGTCATCGGCAAGGCTATGGTCACCTAGAACCTGTTCGCAGACGTTCATTAACTCCGCAAGTTTCTCACGTGACACGTATGCATCTTGGCATTCATCTACGCCATCCTGTACGTTGTCCACGAACCACTGGTGGATGGCGTTGGCTTTACGCCAGTAGCCCACCATGCACCGTACTGTGATAGATGGATAGTCAGTGTCTAGTTCAATGTCTAATACTTTCCTGACTGCATGGTACGCTTCATTAACGTCGTCACCGTAGTGTGATGCTGGTGAGAGGTAGCGTTCTGCTTTGAGGTACTGATCTAATCCCATGTTGTTATCCTTTTGTTGTTGGTTGTTGTTACTGAAGTTACTTTATCATGTTGTTGTTATGAGTGGCGAATCCTGTGGAATACACCGATTTCTACGACTAGGGGAAACAACAACGAAACCCTAGGAGCAAACCGATGTACTCCACATGACTCACCACTCATGTTCTTGTATAGATAATATCAGCACTAATGCGTTAAACATCAACAATATGCTAAGAAAACCTAAGAGCAAATTACCTGTATTTTCCATACCACCCATGAACCCAATGCTCAGGATGATAAGAGGCAGAATACAGCGTTTCTTTGTACGTGTCCAGCGATACCAGTTGGTCACCCTGATCCTCATAACTCTTCCCCGTTTTCGTCAGTGAAGATCAGGTCAGAGATATCTGTCTGATGACCCCAGCCACATGAAAAATCATCAGTCTTGGCAAGATGTTCAATGTGCTGAACAACATCGTCTAACGTGATGTCCATGTCTTCATCTATGTCACTATTGAGAGTCCTGATGTCTTTGATTACGTCGTACACGTCATAAGTTATTACTTTTGTAACGTTGATGTACTTGGGTAGTTCTGTTGTTTCGTTCATATCCATACCTTATCTTGTTGTTAGTGTTAGTCACGAATCCTAGATATTGGCTTCCCAGTCAATATCAGAGTCATAAATGTCAATGCCAAAACGTGAGTCCCAACGCCATACTTCCTCAAAGGCAACGGTATCTGCACGAACCATTACCCTGCCACGAATGAAACCCTCTTCAGGATTAGTCTCGTCTGCGTTCCATTGTTTCACGTACTCACCTACACACTCGTACACGTAGCCCTGTAGGGCATCTACGTGCTGTGGGTTATCTAAACACCATGTGTTTTCTATCACGTCTACGAGCATCCCCATGACCATTAGTTTTGGGTTGCTTTCGCACATATTTATGATGCGATTGAGCATACGCTCTATTTCGCTTGCTGGTAATACACCATCCCAGTACGCCATGGTTTCTTGCTCGTAGTACAAGCCTTCACAGCCATCCATTATGCTTCCAAATCTTCTAGTGGGTACAACACCTTACGTGCGTACACTTCTTCAATAGCGTCAAGAAGAACCTCATGGTAGTTGCTCCATGCTTTTTCATTGGAAATAGCAAACGCTGAAATAATCTCTAGTGTTTCTTTATCAACATCAAAAGCCCATACAACAGAGTCTTTGATATCGGGATCGGGAGTACCCCAATGAACTTCTAATTCTTCACGAATAGAGGCAGGTGAGTAACAAACGCTGTTGCTGTAGTTCACGTCACCCCATCCTGTATGGTCACCCATAAACTTCAATGAGATGCCATGCTTACGTGCAATGTTAGATATTTCTTCGTCAGAAAATGCTTCTAAGGCTGACTCTTCTGATGTAAGGTCATCAGTATCAACGATATAGCAGTTGTCTGCATTAACAATAGTTCCTGATTGTGCGTCAATAAGTAATTTCATAGTTGTACCTTAGCCTTCAGAGGCTGTTACTCACGAATCCTAGTTTGTCAAGGATAGCGTCACGTACCCATTCAATATCAGGACAAATCTCACATACATCGTACTGATTGCATATTTCTGCCCATGCATCTTTGGTAAGTACTTCATAATCATCATCGTCATAAAGGCTTGATGCCCATTCGTATGAGTAGATGTCACAACAGATGTCGTCGTCATCTTTTAAGTTTGCGATAATCTCTTTTAAGGTTGATACCTTCATGTTGTTTCCTCTATTAGTTTTTCTAGTTTGTTAATGAGTTCTAGCATTTCATCTGTCAATGGACTGCACCACGTTGTCTTAACGTTACGTAGTTCTGTCAATAGCAGGTGTAAGCCAAAATCTAATTGCTGTGTCATTGTGTTACCTCTACATTCACTATATTATGAACAGAGCCTGAGTCACGAATCCTAGAGAACGTGCTACCTTTTGTCGGGTCTGTGCGGATGAAATAGAATGAGTCTGCCCACTGATGGATATCGTCGGCAATGTCTTCATTCATGGCGACTACCTGCCCATGCTCATGGTCAATATAGACTGCCAGTTCACCGTCTTCTGTTATATACAATCCGATATACCAATCGCCCATCATTATCTGTGCGGAGTTATCGGTTTGCTCAATGTAGTTGTTACTCATAAACAGAACCCATTACAACGTGGGAATCCGCAGGCTGGGCAGTAAGACTCTTCTTCTTCTTCTTCTTCGTCTTTTGTGATGCCAAAGATGGTATAACCAGCCTCAACCAAAAGGTCAGCAACTAGGTCTAATGACTCACCATCGGTGTACTCGTACTCTAGGTCTTTGGGATTAGAACCTTCAACACGCTTTTCTAAGATGTTGATGATTTCTTGAATGAGTTCGTCGTTTGCTGTTGTCATATCATCAACTTACCATACTGGTGGTGCTAGGTCAGGATTCCTGAGAGAAGAGGTATTTGGGATTACGTCACAGTTCATTAAATAAATGGCGTTGCTGAGTAGTGATGAAAGTTCATCTTCATTGTCAATGTACTCCCCGTCACCAAGATAAGCAACAGACCATTCATGTGTGTCGTTGTGCTGTACTGTGCCGTCAGAGAAATGCTCTTCCTCAGCGTTAGTATCCCATTCCCACTTGTTGGTGGATGAATCGTATGAGACTATGAAATAGTGTGTATGGTTTCCGTTCATTGTGTTACTTCCTCTATGTCTGTTGTGTTCCATGTTTCTTGCTCGTCTACACACCATGACTCGTTGCTGTCAAAGAGTTGTTTAGCCTGTTCAATGCTGTCGGCATCTACTTCGTGGCGGTAGTGAGTTACTTTTTCGTATGTGAGTGTGTACTTCATGCTGGTTCTTCCTCTTCTACATCTTCTACATCCCATGGAGTGTTCCACTCACGAAAGCCCCACATATCTTTTGACTCTAAATCGTCATCTGTGAACTTATCGTAAGCCTCTAGCGCACCCTCTTCTGAGTCTGCTTTAATTTCGTAGCAGTGGCTAATTACTTCATCTACACGTACTAAATAAGTTTTCATGTTGTTCCTTTCGTTGTCGTTATTTACAACTTACCATTAGAAGTGTGTTGGTCACGAATCCTACGTAGCGTCACTCATGACGAATGCCGATACACAAGCCTGCTCGTACTCTTCTGCATTGCGTACCCCATAGAAGAAATGGTCACCAGCACCTGTAGTAATCTCTGCCCACGTCATCAGTGAGTCTGTTGTGATGTCTCCATTGTCTAGGATCACTGTTCCCCACATAGCGTCGGCAACAGACATGACGTACTCTTTAATGTTTTCAGCCATATCAAAATGATCTACGTAGTCAATACGCCACCTGCCTTCACAGGGGAACCCACTCTCTAGGTCTACTGGCTCATTCTCATTGGCAGGTATAAACCCCACAAGTGTAATGTCATCTACATTCTCCACCAGCATTGCTAGGCGGTCATACTTTTGGTTAGAGTCCGATGGCACTACGCACCTCTTCTTCGCAGGCTTCACGTGCTTCAATGTATGCGTTGTCTACACGCTCCCACATGGTGTCCATGTCAGTATCCTCAAAACTACCCTCTACCGTGATGTTCTCTGTGAACGAAGAATGCCATTGACCGTCATGGTATGAACTAGCACCTGCAAAGCCCATGCCCTGCTCGTCATAAGACAAAACAAACTTAAAGTTTGGATACAACGTAGAGATATGCTCAAAAGCCTTTTCGGGTGGTGCCCATGCTGAGTTGAAGTAAAACGAACGGTAGCCGATGTCTTCGCCACCCATCTCAGTATCGTAATCACCCCACTTGGTTCCCCAGTTGTCACAACACCAGTCGTACCAATCCTTGTGACCGTACTTGGCGATGTTCGCCTCTTGTTGTATGCGATGCTCTTCTGCTTTATCTGCACCCATGAAGCCTGCCACTGTCTCGTATAGTTCTGTAGGGCAAGGGTAAAGAGAACGTATGATCTTTATACGCCCGTCTACTGTGATGTCTTCTACAAACTTCTGTAGTGCTAATTCGTTACCCCATACGTAGAGGTTATTACTGCAATCGTTAGGCATTTACTTTCCAATCTTCTATGATGCGGTTATTTTTCATGTCTTTTACAAGTAGGCGTACCCACTCAGACGTATTTGCAAATCCAACTTCTTCGCCGTCGTCGTACTCAACTGGGTACACGGTGACCATGATGTTTTCATCACCGAACTCATCGTTATAGTCCCATGCAAAAGTGTTGAAATCAAAAGCCAAATCCCCGATGATGATAGATTCCCATGCATCTTCGTCGCCAGTGAACTTACGGCGAGAACGGTGATTCTTCTTAAGTATCTTGTAAGCGTGTTTCATTAACGCTTTTTTATTTTGTTTAATGTCTTGAAGAGTTGATGTTTTCATATATGCACCTTATCATTGAGAGTGGTTGAGTCACGAATCCTATTGCTGTTCAATAAGAAAAGATGGGCGTTCAATAGTTGAGTGAGTACCCTCTACGACTGTGATGCCGTAGTGAACTTCACCCCAACCTAAAATGTCTGTAGGGTCATTGCCTAACAATGCTTCGTACACAAGGTCTTGTGCCTGCATTTCGTTCTTGGCTTTGACAAAGTATGTTCCTGTTGCTGTTACTGTGTAGTAGTTCATACCGCCACTTTAACTCACGTGATGGCTGAGTCACGAATCCTAGGAATCGTGACTGAAGCAGGTAGAGTGCTAAGTTGTGTTTATGGAAAGGGACAACACATGAATGGTCTTACACCACGACAACAACGTGAAATACGTGAAGAACTAGACAAACGTCTTACGCCATTAGAAATGGTGAACTGCGTTGATGACTGGATTACGTTGAACGAACTTGACAGGCTTACCTTTAGGGGAGCCTCTGAGTTACTTGACTATATCGCACGGTTGCCTGTAGAGAGGACTCCTGCGTTAGCGCACGTTCCATCTACCGCCACCAAGATCATCGTCAATAGCGCACGAGGGGTTTGTGCGTTATGTGACGAAATGGTAACGGCTGGGCAGGGGCATAAAGCCTTTGTCAATGGGGCATGGAGTGTTTATCATGCCGTAGACGTTTGCCCTGCCGTTACCGTGACTCCTGTCGTTACATATTCGTCGGGCTTGCGTAAGCAACTTGATGATTTTGTACAAACGTTAGACAAGACAGAGCCACCGATTCTCCCTGATGAATCATTATTTAATCTTTCTAATGCACACCAATTTGACATAGATTTTGATCTTGAATTACCGCTATTGGGGTACCAAAAGGCGGCGATTGAATATGCACGTCGTACTCACCGTACCCTTGTATGTCAAGACATGGGGTTGGGTAAAACGCCTATCGGCATTGCCCTGACTCATATTGCTCTTAATGAGGGTCACAAGGTGTTAGTGGTTGTACCGCCAAACCTTGTCTACCAATGGACATCGGAGTTCAAGAAGTTTGCTCCATGGATTAAGGTGGGCAGTGTACGTGGGCGTAAGGTCGGCAAGTTGCCCAAGACGGATGTACTCATTATCGGGGACTCCATCGTTGAGGCATGGCAGAATGTCCTTGCGGAAAAGTACACCAGCATCATTGTTGATGAGGCACACCGCTTTAAGACTGAATCCAGCGGGCGTTCTAAGGCTCTGACTCGTATTGCATCGTTTGTTCCCAAGGATGGATACTGCGTTCTGCTATCGGGAACCATCATTCCTAACCGCCCATCGGAGTTCATATCGCCACTGCGTATCATTGGCAGGCTTGAGCCTGTATTCGGTACTAAGAAGCAGTTTCAGATTAGGTACTGCGATTATCAGATGGTCAATGGGTTTCCTGTGACGGGTGGAGCCAGCAACGTGACAGAGTTAAATACTTTGTTGCGTAGCACGTGCTACACACGTACCAAGAAAGTAGATGTACTAGATGACCTGCCACCTAAGCGCAGGGCACAACTAGACGTAGAACTAACTGAGACATCCATGCGTAAGTACCGTAAGGCTGAGGAGGATTTCCTTGCCTTTGTGTACGAGAACTATGGGAACGATGCTTTTCTCGCTGCATCCAAAGCACCTGTGATTACACAGATAAATAAACTCAGGCAACTACTGGGTGAGGCAAAGATAGATTCTGCAAAGGAGCACATACAGTCCTTACTGGACTCAGGTGAGCAGGTCATTGCCTTTGCGTACCACACCAATGTCCTGAAGACTCTCAAAGAGCATTTTGAGGATCAGGGCGTAGTGATGGTTGCCGGTGGTATGACCGCTGAGGCTAAAGACAAGGCTGTGCAGAAGTTCACTAGCGGTGAGGCACGACTGTTCTTAGGTCAGTACGAAGCAGCCTCAGTAGGTCTTAACCTACAGGTCGCCAGTCACGTGGTCATGGTTGAGATGCCATGGTCACCTGCTACTGGTTCACAGGCAGAAGACAGGGCATGGCGTTACGGCAACAAGAATGCTGTAGTGGCATGGTGGCTCACTGCCATTGACCCCAATGCCCCCACCATTGACTCACGTATGTGGAGTCTCCTGAACGCAAAGGCAGAGACCATCTCAGCCTGTTTAGACGGGTGGGGAGAAGACATGAAGGCTGAAGCAGGTAGCATTACCGCCCTGCTACTTCAAGACATGATGAGTGCTTCGTAGGATTCGTGACTACGTACACCCCTGAGATAAAGTAACAATAAGAAAGAGGCAAAGCCTCTCAACCAAAGGAAACACATGAGCAAAGAAACGTTCAAGACATTAAACACAATGACGTTGATCGGCAACACCGACAAGCGCAACTCAAAGGCATGGCACTATCGTGCAGACCTACAAGGTGATGAGCCAAACCACTATGCAGGAGCAATCCCCGTAGAGGAAGTACGCCGTCGCTTGTTCAACTGGCAGGCTATTGAAGCACCAGTGTTCGTGGGCATCACAGATGGAGACAATAAAGTAGTGCGCTACGTACAACAAAATGATCGCAAGGCAATTATGCGTAACGACAACAACCATGTAATGGGTGTGTTCAAGGACTCATACGCCATCCACCAATACGACGAATGGCTCATTGAGAACGTCAGCACCATCATTGACGATCACCAACTGGTCATTGACTCAGCCGGTGCTTTACGTGAGGGTGCTATTGCATGGGTAACCATTTCTATGCCCGACAACGTAGAAACGTCTGCTGGGTTCCCTGTTCGCCCATATCTCCTTGCCACCACCTCACATAACGGCACTATTGCCACCACCTACAAGCAGGTGTACAACGCTCCAGTATGTGACAACACGCTGTTCGCAGGGTTGGCTGAAGACGGGGCACAGCACAAGACACGCCACAGTAAGCACAGCGTCAATCGCATCCAGTCAATCCGTGATGCTTTAGACATTGTGTTCACCATGACAGAAGACATCGTTGCTGAGATTGAGCGCCTGTCAAGTATTACGGTCAGTGACCGTGAGTGGGATGCCATTGTGAATCGCATTGTGCCAGTGGGTATCAGTGGTGAAGTAGCACAGTCTGCTATCTCTAAGATGGAGAATAAGCAAGAGGTAATTCGTAACATGTACCGCAACGACGCAATGGTGTCACCTTGGGCAGGCACTGCGCTGGGTGTGCTTCAGGCATTCAACACCTTCAACCACCACGTGTCGGGTAACGACAAGACACGCTCTGAGCGCAACGCACTGAACGCCATCAACGGCAAGATTCAGCAGTCAGACATCAAAGTAATCCAAGCCATCAACGAATTGGTGTTGGTGTGACAGGTGCTGTAAAGGATGGGGGGTTCAGTCCTATGATTGAACTCCCCAGCCTTAAGCACGTAATGGATTTGGACTGGCGTGAGCATTCTGCCTGTTCCACGGTATCTAAGAATGTGTTCTTTGACTACAACTCAGTGAGTCTCCTTAAGGTACAGAAGAAGGCATACGAGCGGGAGGCATTAGATACTTGTGCCAGTTGCCCTGTACACACCCAGTGTTACGAGTTCGCTGTTAAGAACAACGAGAAGTACGGAATATGGGCAGGCACATTCCCTGACCAACGCAAGGCACTGTACAAGATTTATAAAACTACAGGTGTTCTAGAAACTCTACAAGTTGTTTAGTACCAACCCCGATATCCCTTTGCCATACTGCTTCTCTTAATGCAGAACCTTCAGCAGAACGGGTGTCGGGGTTTTTTAATGCCTTTAAATGCTTAATCCACTGGGTAGGTTTCTTTGCAATACGCCCCATGCCCCAGTCACTAGCCAGTTTTGAGTACGCAGAGAGATTTGAAGCAATCCATGGGATGCCCGCTGCGGAGTATTCAAGTAATTTAATATCACTCTTGGCGTGGTTAAAAGGAGCATCACGTAAAGGTGCAATGCCCACATCCATTGTCAATAATGCTGGATACAACTCAGGGTCTGAAGCAGGAATACGTAATACAGCGTCTTCAGGTAACAGCCATGCATCAGATACCAATGCATTGCCGTCATGGTAACCGCTGTGTTGTAGGCGAATGTCCCCGTTGTCATACAACGGTTTTATAATACCCCTAAGTTGCTCTAGGTCATTAGAACGGTGACTGGTAGACCCAACCCAACCGACTATTGGAGTAGTGGTGTCTGAATGCTCTAACGGTGTGAACCTGCCAACGTCCACCGTGTTGGGGATGACCTCAATAGGGCAACGAACAAAGTTCTTGATGCGGTCTGCTAAATACTGTGTTGATACTGTGACTACATCACTAGCGTTTAATACCGACTTGTAGTGGTTGATATTTTCAGTCGGGTTGCTTTTAGGGTGTGACGACATGAAGGCGTGGTTGCTGGGGTCTAACCCCCAATACCAATCGTCTAGGTCATTGACAACAATTTGCCCTGTTGCACGTGCTTTGTAGATATGGTCGGCAAGACCTTGGTGCATAAGACGTTGAATATAAACAACATCTACGTCTACGTAGTACTGTTTATCATCCGTGATGTCAATAGAAAAATGATCCCTGTTCCACACCAGTGCGCCTGTGTAGGTCTCAAAGCCATGTTCAGACAGGCGATTTTGATATTGTCCTAGACGAACCCATCCTGCACCACCCCAATGGTTTTTACCATCGGTTGCTTTGCTAGGTGAGATCCTATCTCCGCTTGCTATCCCTACTATCACGTTTCTCCAGTTCGTAAACCTTGTTGAGTCTCTTCTTACATTCGTGTGTTGGTGGCTCAGGAATCGTAACACCGATACCTACAGATACCCCACATACTGAACATTCATATTGTGTTATCTGTGTCATTGTTTTATCCTACTAAAATCCCCAGTTACGCATAGGGTGAGAGTTACTGTCTATCATAAACTTACTAACCTTTAGGTTACAGTCTAGTGTCCGTAGTATGCCCGACTGTGGAGTTGCTCCACATAGTTCCTTTGTAACGCTGTACCAACTGCTATTGACCTGAAGTAACCCACTATCAAAGGTGTCCCACGCTTTGCAGGATACTAAGTACTTTTTAAACTCTTGTCGTTTGCAGTCCCATGCTGATTTACCATGCTTGTAGTTCCAGCCCACTGCTTTTACATCGCAACGGCTTTCACGCCAACTGACATATGACATGATGTCCACGGGTAATCCATACTTGCGGAAAGCGCTTTCATACTTAATGCACCTTTTGCTCTTGTCTAATGGCAGGCTAATCTTCTGTTTTTTATAGTGGACTGTGTACCACTTGTTGATGTATTTGGTGGGCACATCAGGCAATATGGCGGTGCTAAGGCTGTTGGCAATAAGGTAGGCACGATGTGCTGACCACGTGCTTGTCCCATAGATACCATCAGTGGTTGTCTTAATGACCTGCTGCAAACGTCGTACTGAAGACCCACGATCATCAAAGTCATAAGACCGTTGAGCAATTTCAGTGGGGGTTGGGATGGTCTGAGGAGCCACTACAACGAGTGGTGCTCTACTCACACTCCTTACGGGCTGGGGTTCCCTTGTAGGTGTTACTCCTAAGAATGTTGTAACTGTCAAAACTCCGGCTGTAAGAGTGCGTAATATCATCAGTCTCCAATGTCCGTACAATAAAAAAGCCTTCATAGGCTCATGGTGAGGTATGAAGGAGTTACCCTAGTGTACTAGTCTTTGCTTGACAAGAGACTGAAATGGATCATTTCCAAATCTTTAACTGGTTCTTCCCAAGATGGAATTGCATTCATGTTGATGTTTTCGTGTTGTTTCTCATGTGCCTCAAGGCACGAACGACATTGGCACCCTTGTCGGTACCTTATCCATGAACCATGTGGCTTATGGGCTGATGCCGATGGCTTAAGCGCACTAAACACGGTACGTTCAAGTGGCGTAAGACCACCCCACATACCCCAGCGTTCGTCAATACCCGCATCTAAACAGTCTTGCCACACAGGGCATCGGTGACAAAGTTCACGACCCACGGAATAGTATTGTTCGGGTACTTTTGCTTCTAGTGGGGGGTACCAAAAGATGTTGTTACGTTTCTTACATAGGGCATCAGACATCCATTCATGTAACTGCATTAGTTGTCTGCTTTTCCTTCTCTTGCTACACGTAAAACAGTTTCAATGCTGTCTTGTAGTGTGCTTAGCATGCGGTCATAACGTTCGTTTAAAGCATTTAATTCTTTTTTAAGTTGAAAGTTCTCTTCTGTAAGAACCTCAACAAGGTCTAGTGAGGTGGCGTTGATGTACGCCTTGCTCATCTCCTCAAAATCCATTAAAGATATGTACTCTCTATGCATTCCCAGCCACAACCTGCGTAACCAACAATGTCAAGCCAGTGGTCACGTTTAGCAGGAGTCCATGACAGACGTGAAATCTTAAGGAGCATCATCATTACCGCAACGTCATGTGGGTCAAGATAGATCTCTTCCAATGAACGTGCTTCCATTGCTCGTCGTAGGTACACCTGCCACAACTGAGCAGTCATAGCAAAGTCGTCTACTGGGTCACCGTAATCATTGTTACGGTCACCGTTGATTAGTCGGGCTGCCTCATGAAGAAGTTTGGTTCTTGGGGGTAATTCTGATTCCTGAATATCAGGTCTTTGTTCTTCTTCTTGTCGGGGTAAATCCACGGTGGTGTCTCCTGTTTTACGGGGGTTACTGCTGACGGCTTAATAACTACTGAAGAGTTATATCCTTTAATGAATCCAATAAACTCAGTAAGTGTATTTACCCTGTTGAGACTATCTTCCGTTTGGTTCCACGGGCGGTTTAAAAGACAAGGGATGATACTGGATGACTTGGCTTCTTTGTAGTATTGCACGTGGTCATCAATCATTACTGCTTTGCCCTTGGCAATGTTAAATAAGAATTTCTTAGAAGGGTGAAAGTGCAGGCTGTCAGCATACAATTTATGAGCGAATAACCATTCAGCGGTTTGTGCCCATGCCGACTGAGGGCGAGCGGTCATTACGTGGATACCTAAACCCATGTCCTTCATCTGTTGCCAAGCCTCTATTACCTCTTTGTCAGGGGCATAGGTAGAAAACACTTTGTGGGTAGTAGCAGCCTCGGAAATCCACTCTTGAAAGGTGTCGTGGTTAATGCCCCAGTCCTCATAGAAGTTCCACTTTGTGGCATCAGGAAGGTAACTGACGTTGAGGCGTTCTTTGCAATAGATTTTAAAGGCATCAATGAAGGGGTAAATAACACCATCTAGGTCAATACCTACGTCTGTAATTAAATCGTTCATTTAAGGAACCCTATCATGTTTCTTCTGAGAGGTCAATGATCTCCGCATACATAGCGTTGGTAGCATCAGGACCCATTCCACCGCCGGGAAGCATTCGTGCCTGTTCTCCTGCCTTGTTGCCAAAGAGTCGGGAGAGTACTCCCGAACTACCACGTGCCTCTACCTCAAAACGAACGGTGTCACGGGTATCGGAAATGTTCTTGAACTTGTCTACAAGGTTAAACAGTCTGTCCATCTCTTGTGACAGGGCGGGGTCAAGACCTTGCCCCTCTAGTTCTTCAGCGAACCTAGCGAACATCACACGACCTACTTGCATCTCCATAATGGCTCGCATCGCAGCCTGAAGTTGGTCTTTTGTGCGGATCTCAATGGGCAAAGAAAACGCACACTCAGAATGTTCCTTAAAACTGGGGCAACGTGAGGAGAGATAGCAACTATCACACTGCCTTAAAGGGTTCGCATTGTACTTAATTACAGGGGTAGATTCAGGGGCAATTTCAATAGATTCCCCTTCATTATCATAGGTTTGGCTACCTATAGACACCACGTTTTCAATGCCCATAACTGGTAGCAATAGACGTTCACTCTCGTGCCGCTTCTCAGGGGCATTGATAGCAATAGATGACCCCCTCTGTGCCACGTTTGGCAAAGTAGGGTTAGGGGGGGAGATAGCAACTATGTCCCCTGTTTTAGGGTCAATAAACTCATGCTCATCATCATCACTTACAGGGTCATAGCCCCCAAAAGTTCGGGTCTCCCACTGCTTCCAAGACTCAACTGCTAACGCACCAACTACGGCAACTTCATCCTCAATCACGGCATCGTAGTCAATACCCAAGCGCATGATGTCGGCACGGTGCTTACGACGAGCAGAGTCTTTTTGCTGTGCAGGATATCTTCTTAGTCCGTGCCCATCCCACACCTGTGTCTCGCCATAACGCAATACACTCGTCCACGAGACCACGACTACAGACTCCCAAGGGATGCCCTCAATGAGGTCAGGCTTGGATGTAATACCGATGAGTTTGGTTCCCCAACGCTCAGACAACTGGCGAATACGAGACTGGTTCTTGTTGTTAATTGCCTTGTCACTAATGGCTACTCTGCCATTCTTTTGGCACAGCCAAGCAAGGCGCTCTACGTCATTCTCATCATTCCAAATGGGTACATATTTCTCACCCAACCAAGCGCCGTCATAAGTGGGGTGCCCAATAATGATGTCTAACTGGTCGGCGTTGTCACGAATAAAACTATCGTAACGTGCCAAGTCCTCGTCACCCTCTGAGATGTATACAAGGATTTCCCCACCATTGAACATGGTTGGAAGGTCTAGTTCTTTCTTCTTTGGTATGGGCAAATGGGTGAGGTTCATAGCAAACCTCTTGACATCCAAGTCCTTTAGGATATTACGGTATGTCCCCTTTTCAGCCCCACCAAAGTAAACCTTCACTCCCAGCCACTCCTACGCCACGACGACGGGCTGTGGTTCTGTTCTACAAGCAGGCGTTCAAGGTCATCGGCGTACAGGCGCACCATGCTAAAGCAGGGCATCTCGCCGTTCTCTTCTGTCCACTCGTCTTCTTCTTCAGTGGTAGGAAATCCGTCATGCTCCACACATAGTGGTGGTCCACAGAACGACTTCTCCAAACCTAACTTGTACCATTCCACAAATGTCATTTCTTCAGACATCTCCCCAGTCCCTTTCGTTTCTTGCTAATTGCTGAGTTTCTATTTCTTCTACCAGCATGTCCCATGCCTTCATGGGTTTGCCTTCTACCCACTCGGGTCTTACTACGTGCGGCACCGTCGCCAACAACGTTGGGATGCCGTACCGTGCCACTCTAGCAATAGTCTCGGGGTCCGTGTCAATGAACCAGTGAGGGTTTCCATACACAGAACTAAGAGATATGACTCTATCCATCTTAACTTCTGCGCCCTTAGCCTCAACCATGTCTACTGAACTGGCTTTGAATCCTTCTTTCTTTAGCCATTCAAGAAGTATCTGTTGCCCCTGTAACCCTTCCTTTTTAATGCCGTCGGCAATAACAATAAACCTGCCGTGGTAAAAAGGAAACAGAGCGTTCCATAGTCGCCGTGTCTCAGGACGTGGTTGCCGTGCCCCTAAGTTCTCTGACGGCAGTGAAAGCGCATCATGGGTTATGAAGATCACTTGCCGTACATACCCATTTGTTTACGTTCAACGTGGGCTACGTGCGCTCCCACTGGGCAGTACATGCAAAGATACTGACGGTGCTCTGTTGGAACACCCGTCTTTCTACCAATAGTTTTACTTTCATCACACCAGTCGGGGCATCCATCGGATGGACGGTTGTGGCGGTTAAAGCAACGTAGAGCGTCTACCTTGAGGTCATCACGGAAGTCTTTGATGTACACGTCGTGGTCTGCCATCTTGTTCTTGAGGGCAGTCTCTACGTCAAGTTTTGAGGCAGTATCAGGATCGGTGCGAAAGATCATTGCCCGACAGTTGTCAGGGTCACCTATTTGGGCATTGTGGCGGTCACAGAGTTCACGTAACTCCATGTCGTACTCAGGTGGTCCATCGTATGGACGCATTTTCCACATGACGTTGTGGGTTTTACAGACAAGCAGGCGGTCATAACCTTCAGGCATATTGTGCTCCTATTAGTGGCTTAGGCGTACAGCCTAGCAAATAACTAAGAGGGTTGTCTAATCACGAATCAAGATGTTGGTAAAAACCATTGGGGCGACCAGATGTGTAGGGCCTATCAGGTGCATACGGTGATCCTGATTTTTCCATCTTAATTGCTTCACCAATGTATTTTGCTGTTTTTGCCACTGTGTCGGGTGTTGAACCATGATCACGGTTATAACGGTAGTTATCCAAACCGGCTTGAACCTCATCAACACTTGGTCCTTGTGTTGTTCTGTACAAGTGAGGGGCTGTATCCCACGTAGAAACTTGAGTGTCATAACCTAAACGCTTTGCTACAGCCTGTGCAACACGTGGAGTTGGACGGTGGTTGCTACCAACTGGGTTCATACGGTGGTCGTGAGCCATGATTATTCCTTACAGGTGTGATTCGGGCATTTCAGGCAACGGTGTTGTCTGAATGTTGTACTGGATATTAAGTTCGGACTGACGAATTGCAGCGGAAGTTGGGTCAACCACGCCACCACGGTCAGGGGTAAGAGACTTAAACTTGCCGTCTACTGCACCCTTGCGAAGGTCTGAATTCATTGAGCGGGAGTCATTAACTGCCATAATATAATCCTATCATTATTTCTTGAGTGGTACCCATTTGCCGTCTACTTCTCTATGGAGTTTTGCGTTGCCGTCGGCATCTTTCATCATCTTTACGTTTGGAATAACGGCATCAGATTGGGTCGGAGCAGGTGTTGAATTAGCCTGCCCCGTTACGCTTTTGGGTCTTTTTTAGGTGCAGCCTTTGCTTTAGGTGCAGCCGCTTTTTTAGCAGCAGGTTCTTTTTTAGCAGCAGGTTTACGATTTGAAGCCTCTTCAGCAAGGTCCCGATTAGTATTTTTAGATGTTTCTGACTCTTTAGAAGGGTCGGCACCGGCAGGTGTTGGGGCTGAAGCCTCAGTAGCAAGATCACGCTTGGTATTTTTAGCAGTGTCTGACTCTTGTGCTGGTGCGTCTTTCTTTTGAGCAGGTGTCCTAGGTGCAGCCGCTTTCTTCGTAGGTGCTGTTGCAGGTGCAGAGGCTGGAGTACTTGCAGCAGGTGCAGCGGCTGGTGCAGCCTTGCCACTAGAACGTTGCCCCGCTGCTTTCTTAGCAGGTGCAGCCGCTTTCTTAGCGGGCGCTTTAGTTGCAGGTGTGTTACCAGCAGGTGGTGGGGGTACTGCATTTGGAGCCGACCCCGGTGCTGGAGGTGCAAACTGTTGAGGAGCACTAGGGTTGTTTGTAGTGTTTGTAGTGTTGTTAGTGGTATTGGTATCACCGCTAGTGGTATTGGTGTTGCCACTAGAGGTAAGGGTATTGCCCTGACCCTTTTGAACGTTGTAGTTGTTACCTGAGTTTACGTTGGTGGCACCGGCACTAGGCGGAGTAGCCCTACCCTTGCCCGCAGGAGCACCTTGGCTAACGGCGGTTGTTCCTGAACCTGAAACCCTGACTTGTGATGAGTTTCCACCGGATACTGAACCGGTATTGCTCATGTTGCCAAAGGAGTCGTTACCAAAATCAATATTAACGGAACTCTGATTAACACCACTATCACTGCGCTTCATGTTACGTGAAGATGACGGAGCGGTAGCCGACTGACCTCCGCTGTTTCCTCGCATGGTACGCCATGCCTGAGAGAATGAACCGCCACCGTTTGCGGGCTGTTGCTGTTGAGCAGGCGCTTGGTAATGCGTCTGCTGTGGAATGCCATAGTTGCGTTTAGCACCCGACAATGGGGAGTTGGGCTGTTGCTGGCGTGGTGCCTGTGGAGGTGGGAATGCACCAGTAGGTGCTTGAGTACCTAGTCCTTGTTGGAACCCAAACTGACGCTGTTGCGCTTTTTTCTGCTGTGCACTGTTGTCATTGAACGATTGACGATAGTCATCTACTGCCATTATTGACCTAATCCTTGCATTGAGTAGCGGCTGGTTCCGGAGAAGTTGTCTGCCATAAATCCGTTACGGAACATGACAGGCGCTCCTGAAATCCATGAGCGACGGTTAACTGAAAAACGATCTGTGTTAAGAATATCCATAATACTTGGTTCTTGTTTAAGGAACCCCCGTGCCTCGGGCTGTAACTCCTGTGGGACTACAGGACGAATTTGCCTAATAGTCTCAGGGTCAGAGATAGCCGCCATTAACGCTTGGTCAACAAGTACCTCTTGACGAGACTGATTGGGCTTATAGGGAACTTGAGGCATTAATTACTTTACTTTTACTGTGGGTGGGTATTCGTAAGGAGAACTTTTGCCTGAACGAGCGTCTACGGCTTGTCTAATAGCCTGAGGAATATAATCAATACGGCTTCCAATATTATCGTCATCTGGATGACCGTGTACATTTGGGTCATAATTTGAACCTGCTACTGATGCTGCATGAGGGTAATCAAGGCCGTAATATGCGTCGTCTAAATAATCGTTCCCAGCACGGTGTTCATCAATAACATCATGTGCGGTGTCTGAATCAATTTTATAAAAACGTTGGAGTGCCTGTGCAATACGAGGTGTTGGGCGGTGGTTACTGCCAACTGGGTTCATACGGTGGTCGTGAGCCATGATTAATTTCCTCCAAACATATCGGTTACGGCATCAAGTTGTGCATCTCGCATCGCACGACTCTGAAGTTGTTCGTATTCAGTAGGTTCCCATTCAGGGGTACGGCTGAGTGTCATACTACGTGGACCTACAGCCTCATCGTATGGCTCGTCTTCGCCCGCACCATAAGTAACAGGATATTCCTGTTCATAGTTTGTTGGGTTAGTTAGTGCGTCCAACAAAGACGGGCGACGGTTAACGTGATGTTCACGGCGCTCTCCTCGTTGTGATGGGTTAACGTTGTATGCCATTATTTACCTCCAAGAAGGTTTCAGCGTTTGAAAATAAGAACGACGAGCAGGGTCTATTGATTTTGCCTGCCTGTCGTCAAGTGTGGGAAACCCACGTGGTCCAACTTTTCCATCATTTGTAAGACGTACAGGTTCAGCCCCCGGAGGAGCAAACTTCTTTCCTTGTGATTCTAAAACAAGTCCAGTCATGGGATTGAACTCATCAGGCCAAAGATAATCACTGGAGTTGATGCGCTCGCCCTTATGGACACCACGGCTATACTGCCGTGCATTCATTCTACTTAAAGATCCAAGTATTTTATCGTTACGTCGGTTAGCCGACATAGTGCCAAGGTATCCGTCTGGATACTGTGTATCAGGTTGTGAACGGGAGCCTGAAAGTAATTCATCTTTAGATGAACGCCATACAGGAGAAGGACCGTAGGGAAGTGACGTGCCAGCGCCGGGAGGCTCTGACGGGTTATTCCATGAGGTAAACGACTGCTGTGCCATTACCAAAGACCTACCGATGAGCCTTGACCCATGATGCCACCTTGACCGCCACCTACAGTCCCTATAGGACGAGGAGCGCCGTACCTAGTAGCACGTGAACGATACCTACTCGCCGTTGGACGGCGGGAAGGCTTACGATTCGGGGTCATTAAGTTCTTTTCCTTGGAACCTAGGGTGCTTAGTCATGTCATAAACATTGTCGTACTGAGACCCATCGCCTGTAGTGACCTTAGGGGTAGATGGAGGTTTGGCTCCAGCACCCCCTGTAGCCGTCTGAGGAGCACCCATAGTTGGATGCCATTGAGTAGGCACGTGCCCACCATGAGCAGTCTTAGGGTTCCCTACAGGGCGGTTACGGTGGTCAGTAGGTGACATTTAAATTAACGAGTGCCGGGATACTTTGCAGATTTGTAACTATCTGAAGCACGTACCTTTTCGGTAACGTCTGTGTAGTTATCAGTGTCAGCAGCAATCTGTGACCCACTTGGCCTGTCACCGTAAACGCCTGAAATATTACGGTCATTTTTGGTGTTGTTCATTTGACCAGTGGCAGTGGTGCCGTACTCATTAGTATGCTCTCCAGCGGTTTCAACAAAGTTACCGCTTCCCTTGTGCTGGTATACCTTTGACTTGGCAGTGCCGTGGGCGTAGTCAGTAAGAGCCTGACGTGCTCCAACGCCAGTTCCTTGTTTGTCGCTCTGACCATTATTTTGATCCATTTGCAGTGATGGGTTCATTTGCTGATTTTGGCTACCATCGGCTTGCCAGTTACCACCTTTTGCTTGACCTTTGCCACCCAAGGGCACTTGACCTTTTGGTTTCCCGCTCATCCCATCAGATGTTGAACCATAAATTTCACCTACACGAGGACCTTCAAAGTTATCTGCGTGGGCAAGAGAGTGTGTTTCCTGCTCTTTAGCAGTTGCCTGACGACCAGCGCCACGCTGTACGCCCGTGTGTGGGCTGTCACCCTCTGGGTAACCTTTGTGAAAAGATTTAATTGCCATAATTACCTCACTTAATGATGGGCTTGAATGACATAGCGGAAATGGTTTCCCCATTTTCACCGGCAACATCATCAAAGCCAATGATGAACGATAGATCAATGCCACGTGGGGCTACAAAGCCTCGTGAGATTGCACATGCTTTAGCGGCTTGGTTTACTGCTGAAGCGCCAATAGCACGCATTTTAGGCAACTGACCTGAGTTAATTGCACGAGCCATGATAGAACCAACAGATTGAGGGTTACTAGAACCTGAGACTTTTAGAACGTCGTCAATGGTAGTAGTTAATTCTTGAGACATAAGGTACTCCTGTTTATATTTTGTGTACCCTAGTATTTTAAGTGTAGTCAGCCTCTATAAGCAGGTCTGACAGGTCACGCAACCGCATCACGACATATGTATCATCCAATGCTTTTTCTCCCTTACCAGCCCGTTTGACAACCAACACAGGTAGCGCCCCATCAAGGCGTTCAGCCTGCTCCACGGTGTCATTCAACCACTGGCTTAATTGAAACTGCTTTTGGTTCTTGCACTGTACTGCTACCTTGCGAAGGGTAGAGCGACGAGCAATGCCGTTGACATCTCCCGTGTCCTTGCCACCTGACAAAGCAGGGCGATGAGCATGGATGAACCCTTTAGAGATTAAATAGTCTCTAATAAGTACTTCAAAAGACGTACCCTTTTGTTTAGCCTTACTCAACTGTTGCCTCTTCGTAAGCGTCTTCTATCTCAATCCATACCTTATGGTCGCTGTACTCCTGATCTATGCTGAACATCTCCTTGTAAGCACGAACGGCTAAGTTACGCCACATGTCACGGTCATCAGTCATTTCCTTTAGAGACATGGCACGGTTTGAGGCACGCCCCTTCCAGAAGTCAGCAAGTTCAAGTTCTTCCGACATTAGTAACCTCTGTACTTTCTAAGTTCTTCCTTGAGTTGCTCAATTTCGGTTTCTAGTTTACGGCAATGCTTGGTCCAGAGTGCCACTAGTTCCTTTTGTGCCTTGGGTATTTCTTTGAGGGCAGGTTCATCCATTAATCTTAGATGCCCTTTCCTTGTTACTGCCTTGGTATTTCTTTGCAACACTGTGCAGGTAATGGCTTCCCCAATTCGTAATGGCATAACCATCAGGGGTTTCAACAATAAACCCATGACCTTTTAAGGATATTACTATCCTGTTAATGACTTGAGCGTCACGAAAGACATGGCTATAAAACTTAGAGATGTCCTGTTTTTTAACAGGCTTACGCTTCATTTGTAGGTACAAGAGGGTCAGGTGAGAAGGTCCGTGGTATTTAAGCCTTACGTTCATGCGCTGTACCGTGCTGCACGGCGCTCATTTGGTGCCATAGATATGCGACGGCTAAGTTCACGGCTCAACACTTGGGCATTACGCTCACAGCGTTCAAATACGGACTCCACCAACTTACGGTATGCCCGTGCCTCTAGGTGAGTCTCTTGTTGACCTACCACCTCAGGATCAATGTCACGGCGAGCCTTAGCCAAGGTAACGGTGTCTCCTTTTACTGAGTCACCCCACTGGCTGATGAGAACCTTTGCCTCTGTTAGACGACACGTGTTAGCGGCACGCTCTTCAATAATCTCTGCCTGCACAAGTTCTGACTTGGCGTATGAACCCCATGACATGAACTGACCATACAACTCCATTAACTCAGGGTCGGGCAGTTCATCTAAGAACGATGGCAATTCAGGTAACTCATGACCCGGCTTTTCAGGCAACGAGAACTTACTAAGGAAGTCCCCCATTATCGGACCAGACGGAGCCAGCGGATGGCGTACTACTGTTTTCATCATCTACTTCTTTCCAACACACCTTTTGATATGCACATGCCTTGCATGTTTTGCTTGTAGGACTTTCTACCCACACGGGACGCATGGGAGGGATGCCTGAGTCTAAACCACGAACTACAGTTTGACAACCAGACAAAATGGATTCAATTTGCTCAGGTTGAAACTTAACAGAAAACTCTTTTACGTCTTGTGTTGCTTTCCATTCATACAAGAAAACACCTTCATGGATACCTGTGCAGTACATGTACAGCATGATTTGACGTAAGTGAGTTTGAAATGGCTGACGAATCTGTTTCCATACTTCGTCCATTGTTATTTCCTTGTGGCTATACCGAAGCCACAAATCGTAGTGTTCCATACGGACTGTGCCAATGCCAACACTTTTAATCTCTAAGATTGCTTTACCCTTAGCGTCGTTAATGATGCCGTCGGCGTGACCCATGAGGTGATGCTCTTCGTTAATGATGGGTACTTCAACTTGTTCAAGTACTCCTGCCTTAGTTAACCACGTCTGCCACTTGTCGTGAATAGCGTGACCTTCAGCAAAGATGTTAAGGGTCTGGAAACTTAAAGGCTTATCATCACGTTCGTAACCCTTGATGGTGTACCAAGAAGAACGGGGACACCAATCCTTCTTACAGATCTCTGAAGGATGCAGATGCTCTGTGTCACGTGTGCTCTCTAGTTGCTCACGCATAAGCATCTCTTCTGCAACAGGTATAAGCCTGCTGTGTGACAGCAAGGACTTCTTATAGTTCTTGAGGTGCCATGGGGTATCGTCAGTCATTAGTTGTTAACTCCAAAAAATCGTCTTCAGTAAGTATGACGTAGCGACGATTAGCGAGATCAAACTGCAAAATCGGTACACGGTCTTCAATAATTGCACGTTCTCTCAATTCTCTTAAATCTACATCTTTGATGGTAATGCTTTTTGTGGCTATCGTGAGTTTATTTTCAATAAGAAACTCTTTAGACCGGACATCATTTTTACGCATCCAGCCGCTACCAGAACCTGCGTTACGGCTACCACGATAAGTATCCGCTGAACGCTTCTCCTGCTTGCGAGACTTCTTGATAATGTCTTTGCGTTCTTCTCCACCGAATATCATACAACCGGAACATTGAAGTGCGTAAGTACTTCAGTACGTAGTTTCTCTTGCATGCCAATGTCCTCACGGAATCCGAGGATCATTGCATCTTTACCCTGCCAACGTTGCCCATCATATGAATAGTAGGCACCGGCACGTGTAATGATGTCACATGATGCTGCAATGTTTATCATGTCCTTGATGGTGTCAAATTGACCTAAATCAAACCCTTTAGTACCAGCAAAGTAAAAGTCAACAACGGCTACCTGCTGTGGGCGATAGGTCTTGTTCTTGATAGTGCGACCCTTAATAGATTGCCCGACGGTTTCGTCTTTGTCTTTAATCCATTCGTCACGTTTTACTTCTACACGACAGAAGTAATGGAAGTTCTTAGCCTTACCACCGGGAGTAGTGCGTGGGTCACCCCACATCACGCCAATCTTGTCACGCCACTGGTTGATAACAAGACCGGTGCACCCACGGTCTTCATGCACCAACGAGCGCTTTTGTGCCTTAGACGACTTACGGAAGAACTTACCCGTTAAGCGAGCACCAAGACCCATAGTGAACTCGTCCATGTTTTTCTCAAATTCATCTCCGGGAACCAGTGAAGGGAGTGAGTCAATGACAATAAGGTCTACGGCACGGTTATCTAGTGTGCGAATGATGAGGTCATAAACCTGCTCCATGATGTTGGATTCAACTACCCACAGACGATCAAGGTCTACGCCGATAGCCTTTGCGTATTCTGGTACATAGTCTTCAGCGGCAATCCATAGCGCACAGAAGTTTGGGTCAAGCGCTTGGTTAGCGGCAATAGTCTTGTAAGCCATAGCGGTCTTACCTGATGACTCTTCACCAATGATTTCACTCCATTGGTTCATAGGCCACCCACCCCCAAGCATGAGGTCAAAAGCAAGTACTCCCGTAGTAATACGGGGCATCTCTTCTTTTACGTCGCTACCCTTGACAATGATGTCGTCGCCATACTTCTTTTGAATAGAAGAAATAATGGACTGTAATGATTCTCTTGTATCTGCTGGCATCTTGTCTCCTTAGTTTGACCATGCTGATTGGCTGGCTTGGTCATACATACCATTCCAACCGCATTCGTAGCAGCGTGGTGCAGGTGCTGCACCATTTTGCATATTTCCTTTTGCCCTAGTAAACACGTAACCACTTCCACAATCAGGGCATGTCTGTTCTTGACGTGCTGCTTCTCCACCTTTGGTGTACCCCATACGTAGTGCTTCTGAAAATGATTCAGGCTTTACGTTTGGATCAGGCTGTTGAGAAGTTACACGGTTAGGTGGGTTCTGTGCCTGTGGAAACCTAACAGGTGATTCCACTGGAGGCAAGTTTGGGCGTGGTGCAGTAGGTTTTTCCCCTGCAAGTTTCTTTGACCACCAGTCAGTCATAGTATTCATCCTTTAATGCATCGTTTACAACTAAAATAACTAAACCACGTTCTACCATTTTATTTAACATGGAAACCGCAAAGACTGTCAAGGCACTTTGAAATTCATCAGCGGGGGATGATATCTTATCCAAAGAATGCAGGAAGTGGGCAAACCATTCAGCCGACTCAGTAATGTCTTCGTACACTCCAGACTTCGCAAACAAAACCCATCTAGACAATATGTCCATTATTTCAAGTTTTTGCACATCCTCAGACGGAATTTGAAACCCCATCTGATGAGCGTAGGCTTGCCCTTCTGTGGCAGACAGCATCAAGTAAAACATTCTTTCATCGGTAACAGACATTAACCCTTCGCTTCTGCCCAGTTGAGCGCATGGTGATAAGAGACTTTTAGGGGAACCCCGTTAATTACCTTATCATCTCCCATTGCGGTCAAAAATGGATGGATAATGTCATCTAGTACACCGTCAGGAACAGCAACCACAAGTTCGTCGTGTACCTGTACCAGCATCTTTGCGCCGGTTCCAATAAGAGTCTTGTGAATGTCAATCATGGCTTGCTTACAAAGGTCAGCAGCACTTCCTTGTACCACAGCGTTCACAGCCTGACGTTCGGCACGTGAGCGTGCTTCTTGGTAACCAGACCGTAGGTCGGGGAGGCGACGATACCTGCCCGCCAATGTAGACACGTAGCCATACTTCTTACCCTGAGCAACTACCTGTTGCTTCCACTCAGTCAGTCCTGAGAACTGACGATAATACTCTTGAATCATATGCTGAGCGTTATCAAAAGAGATACCAGTAGTACGTGCCAACTTGCCAGCACCACCACCGTAAGCGGTAAGGAAGTTAACGCCTTTACCTATTTGACGTTCTTCACTAGTAACATCCTCTATCTTCTTTTTAAATAGAAGAGCAGCAGCGCCGGTGTGAATGTCAATGTTGTTATTAAATACATTCATAAGTTCTTTGTCTTGAGAGAACATCGCCATAACACGTAGTTCAATTTGGTCATAGTCTGCTACAAGCAGGGTGTGCCCTTCGGGGGCAACAAACAAACTACGCACGTTAGAACCACGTGGGACGTTCTGAAGGTTGGGGTCACTAGAGGACAGGCGACCTGTTGCGGTGCGGTGCAAGTGAAATGATGGATGCAGCCTGCTCTGATATAACTTTGGAAGAAGACCATCAACATACGTTGACTTTAACTTCTGTGTTTCAGACCACTCCAGCATCAAAGTTAGTGCAGGGTGTTCTTTCTCTAAGAACCGTAAGGACTCTTCATCAACAGATGGTGCGCCACCCTTAGTCAACTTGTGAGGCTTAAGACCTAAACCACCTTCACGCTTTTTATTAAACAAAAACTCCTGTTTATTTTTAGTGGAGTCAGGATTAAAGCCAACGGGTGTGTGCTCAGATAGCGCAAGCAAAGTGTCACGCATCTTGTTGTCCAATTCTTTACCCAGCACCACCATGTTGCGGTGGTCTACTGGGATGCCCTCGTTCTCCATCTCCATAAGAATGCGAAGAACCTGAGAGTCTTGATAAAAACACTTGACTAGAGAGTCATTTATTTTAATCTTTCCCCACAGGCGCTGATACAGCATCCATGTCCAGCGAACGTCAAGGTGCACATAGTTAATAGCCTTGTCGTAAGGGACAATACTAATAATCTTTCCCAACTTGCCATCACGTGCGTAGGCTTCATGCTTGTCGTAATTATGGATGATGAGGTTCTCAAGAGAATATGACATCAAGTTCTCATTGACAATGTGCTGCATAACCATCGTGTCGGCGTATGGACCCGGTGGTAGTTCACCGTAGTACTTAGAAATACTGCGAGCGTCAAACTTGACGTTGTGACCTATCTTAACAATGTCACTAAAGAACAAGGGCTTTAGAACTTCTAAAACCTCAGACCTAGACAACTGTTGTGGAGGAGCACTGTATGTTGCAGGAATATGGTAACGGTCTTTAGCCGTAGACTCTTGACCATTCTTAAGAATCTTGCGGTAACCCTCAGGTGGAACGGTAGTCCCGTCACCTACTTCTTCGGGTGTCAGCATAAGACCAAGGGGATGCCCCATAGGTACAGCCCACGACTCACCTTGCGTTGCAAGACCAATCCAAAACACTTCATTGCGTAGAGGATCTAACGCCAGCATAGAACTATATTTATCTACATAGTTATCATGAGCACGGCGTTGTATTTCAGGACTTGGGTTTTTAAGCGTAGCAATGTGCTTTTTCCATGCAACTTCCATGGTCTGCACAAGGTCAGGGTGGCGTTCAAGAATGCCACGTGTTTCTACGTCAAATACAAAAGCCCCGACCTCTTTAATACGTTGAACTGCTTGTTCTAACTCTTGGATAGTTGTAACAACGTTGTAAGTCGTAGGGGCTGCACCCCTAGGCATTAATCTAAATCTTCGTTAGCGACTACTAACAAGTCTTTACGTGCTGGAATAGAAATGATGTCGGCAGTGTATGCACGTGCAATCAAATCGTTAAGCCCGTTGTCTGTAAGCGAAGCAATGCCCCACTCTTCAAGGTCACTTGCCTTAACCATTTGGTGGTTAGTTGCGGTAGTTGAACCCTTACCGGTTTTTGATACTGCCCAAAAATGCTTTGAGAGAGGTCCTGTACGTGGATCAGTGTGAAAGTTCTTCAACTGGTCAATAATACGAGGTCCAACTTCATAGGACTTGAGTACAGGCTCTTCGCCGGGAATAAGCAATGCTACGTTAAAAGCAATGCGGATTGATGGACGGCTACCCGCATCACAAAGTGGGCAACCCTTTTCGTCAAAGTCTCCAATGCATACAAAGGACTTCTGACCTTGGCGTTCAATCCAATGCTGCCTCCATGAGGCATAAGGTTCGTCGCTAAGGAACTTCACAATCTGTGGCTCCTCAACAACTTTGAGGCGTTGTGCAAATGGAGAGTCGGCATTCTTAACTGCCTCTACACCACCCCAGCCACCACGCACAAGTGTGCGAGCAGGTGCTGTTGCAACGCTACTTACTTCATCTGTCTTTACGTCGTTATCGTCGTCGTACTTTCCCATATATCTTCCTAACGTTTCCAATTGTCTTTGATGTATTTTCTGAAACCATCCCAGTCACCTGAGTAGTGTTCCGATATTCCGAATCTTTCCACACCGTCTAGCAGTGTGTCAAGTTGATCTTGGCTGTAGAGCCTACGACCTTTCGGTACCTTACCGGGAATTTGTTCAGATTGTGGAGTGGGAGTACGAAAACTGGGTTTTGGAATCCAGCCCTTACTTTCCCACATCCTGATTGTTACTGGGCTTTTACCCAGTGCTTTGCATACTTCACCAATGCTGTAAAACGTTTGCCTTACTCCATTGATGATGTAATCCTTACCCTTAGCGCCGTTGTAACGGTCATTAAGGATAGAAGACTGTAACTGTGCTTCAGGGCGATTCTTTGGTTGTTTCTTGCCGGGAAAATCCGGTAAGTCCCCAAACAAATCAAGGACATCTTTCATGCCTTAAAAGCCCATGACTCTTTCTCTACATAGAAAGATTGAATAACTTCTTCAGATTCTTTGTGGTTCCATGCGTACCCAAGAAGTTTGTCCTCACTAAGGGCTTCCACAACTTCTTTTACGTCATCCCATAAACCCTTCTCACGTGCCCATGCTTCTGCTGCACTTGTGTTTAGTGAACGAGATACACGGCGTTCGTACTTGAGGTCAGAACCAGCAATAGACCACCACAGGTGTCCTTTGTCATCAACAATGCCTTTTTCCTTTAGAGCCTCAACAAGTTCCTTTTTTAGAACATCTTGACGTTTAGTCAAAGAGTCTATGGCTTCTTTGCTTTTCTTAAAGTCTTCTATCAACTTTGCGTAATATGTGTCGTCTTGCATCTTATACCTCTGAGTGTGAAAGGAACTCGGAAAGAGTTCCTAGATTGAGTTCAAACTTACCTTGCGTATCATAACCTTTGTCAATAAACGCCTTATTAATTTCTCGTTTTTGTTGGAGCATCTCGTACTGACGTTCTTCAATGCTGCCTTTCATGACGAAGGCTGTAATTGTAACATGGGGATGTACGGATGACAAACGGATTATTCGGGCATCTCGTTGGTCCAACTTACCGGCAGACCATGGGAGGTCAAAAGAAATGAGATAGTTTGCGTTCGGCAAGTCAACTCCGTACCCTCCCGCATCTGAGGATAAAAAGATACGACAATTGGGGTCGGTTGCAAACTTGGTCTTGGCTCGGTCTCGTTCTTCTGCTCCCATTCCTCCCATGAAGAGGACACTATCCGTAATAGACGCAGTTGCTTCCTTGATAACCCGTAGGTTCTTTTTAAAAAACGAAAATAGAACCACCTTGTTATTTGGGTCCTCATTTAGTACATCCTCAATGTAGTTAACAACGGCATCTAGTTTGGGTGCCTTATAGACCGTGGGAACACGCCCTTGGGCAACCAGTTTGGATGCATAGGCGCTACCTTCATCGTGCTTATTAGGGTCATTAAACGCTGCCGCTGACTCCAACACCAACTTAGGGTTGTCGCACAGCATACGAAGAACAGTAAGCCTAGACATAATTTGACCCTGTGCTTCATTTCCACCACCTCCGTTGTAGTGAGACCACAGGTCAAAACTACGACCATGTTGAGATATTGCCTTCTGAATCTCATTCAATAAATCTTTAGCAATGCTTTCGTATAACGCTGCACCGGCTTTATCAAATTGAACTGGTATTACTTGATGTATAACTTCAGGTAACTGGTCTGCAATATCTTCACGTGTCTTGCGAACCATTACC